ATACTTACCTGTTTTTTTATTTCTAAGAACACCATCACATAAAAATGACATTAAATATTGCTCACTAAATAGTTTTGTTTCGTATTCTCCATTTTCAAAATCTGGCTCTTTTACAATTTTTAGCGGTAATTGTTTATTTGTAACATATTCTGCTACATTAACATATTCCCAGTTTTTCATTTTTAGGCAATATTCTTGCATTGTTAGATGTAGCCATGTACCACATTCAGTAATGCCTATTGATGATTCCGCCCGCAGTTCTTCGTCTCTGGGATAACCTAATACCTGCATTACTGCACATCTGGGACATTTTATACTGGACGGCTTTAATGTGGGGCTTGGTATATATTCCTCTTGTGAATTTTCTATTGTATGTGATAATTCAGCGAGGAAGGATGATGCTACATCCTCCCCCGCCTTAATCATAGATATTAGTGATTTACGGCTCACTGCCAATTACCTCTGCATTTGTTTCATCAATAAATCGCAAGATATGAAGTTCTCCCTTATACCCACTAAAAAATAGTCTATCCAAATCAATCATAAATGTATTGGTTGTATCTAGTGCAATATACTGGTCAAAAATCTCATATAGCCTACTATATGCAATCTCATTACCATCACTATAATATGTTGCACCTTCCTTGACACAAAAATCAATATCTATTGCATCATCTGGGAGTGGCATTAGCTTATCCATTAGATAGTTCTTGCCAACCCCCCTATAATTATAAATCTTGAGTTCTGGATAAGATGCTTCTAGCTTATCAGAATCCTCTACTGTCATAATCCCAAATTTTACTTCTGCAAGTTTCATTTTTTAATTCCTCCCATAATATAGAATCCTAACTCGTCTGAAAGTTTTACACTTGTTTCATTTACTTCTACATGAATATCACCCTTTAGCCTTGTTAAAACTCTACTTAGTGTTTTTCTATCAACAGTGCAAGTATTGTTAAATTCACTATCTAGTGGAATATCAATATTTGCACTTGTTAAACATCCTTGCTTGTAAGTTATCTCATCACAAGCAAGAAAGTATTTAACTAATTCCTTAAAGTCTCTTATACTTATAATTATATCATCTCTTTGTGGTTGTGTCAATAGGGGTGTAACAATATGCTCTGGATATTCAATAGGTGTATGTTTTATAAACACCTGTATATTGTTTGATGCAATATAATATCCTTCTCTTGTTTTTGCCCAATATGTATTTTTTAGTTCACCAAGGATTCTAAAAAAATCAACATCATATAATCCAGCGGGGAATGAATTTTGATAGGTACAACAAATTGTATCGCTGTCTGTAGATACAATATATTTGTCTGTCACCAGAAATGCTTCTAGTTCCTCTGCAAAGAAGTTTTTATGCCGCTTAAATACCTTGCTTGCGTCAACCTCTGTTGCTGTTATCCCACTTGGAATATAAATAGGAAGTTCTCTATATGAAATCTTAGGAACATTAAATGTTCCAACTCCATGTAATGTGATGAAATCATCATCATCTGTGATGGAACCCCATTTATAAGACTTAAATTCTGTAAGCCCAACAAGGCAGTTATCAATATCTGTGGCGCAAGGATAGGTTTCTACAACACTAATTTTTTTATCAGTATACCCAACATGAAGTATTCCATCTCTTGCATAAATTTCACAAACATCCGTTAATGGTCTTGTTTTATCTTGATGTATAATCATCCTTCTTCTCCCCAGTGTTTTTCAAATACAACATCACAAGTAATTCCAAGTTTAAATCCAACTGCACCTGCTTGCATACATTTAACAACAAGTTCTGCCGCCTCCTCTTTGTATTGTTCTGGACATGTTACTATTACTTCGTCGTGAATGGTTAAAACTAATTTTACCTCAAGTTCTTGTAACCTCTTGTTTGTTGCAATATTTAGCATACCCCTCTTAGTCATGATGGCCGATTCACTCTGAATACGTGAATTAAATGCTTCCCGTATTGCCCTAGAGATAAATACAGTATTATTTTTAATGTTGTTTCTACGAATAAAATCCATTCGTTCACCAAAAGACCTACATTTTTTAATACCAGATTTTAGGCGAGCAATTTCATATTTATCCTTTGTTGGAAACTCATATTCTGGTAACTGTGCATCTGGTAATCTTCTACGAACGCCAGATAGGGATTCAACCATACCAAATTTCTTAACTTGTTCCTCAGTCCATTTAATCTCTTCTGCAAGTTTTGGAAATGCTGATTTAATATCATCAATAATTTTTTGTGCTTCATCATAAGATATTCCCAAATCCTCTGCAGTTGCTTTTGTCCCCTTACCATAATTGATCCCCAAGAGCACGGCCTTGCTTTGTTTTCTTCTGTTTTTACCATCTTTGTTTATTGTTCCATCTGGATTGTGCTCTAAACAATCCTCATATGGTACTTTGAAAGCCAGACTTGCCATGTGAGAATATACATCTAGTCCCTTATAAAATGCTTCTCGTAGGTTATCATCATCAGATGTTTCTGCCGCCACAACAATTTCCTGCTTACTCACGTCACACCCAATAAAAACATTTCCATTACCTGCATAATACATATTCCTAATCTCATTGTACTTGCTGGGCAACTGCTGTTGGTTCGGAGAGTTACTACTAAATCTTTTCGTTGCTGTGCCACAAGAATTGAAATTACCGTGTATTTTACCGTCTGTATTTCTAGCAACTTCTGTTAGTTTATCAATAAATGTTCCTAGTAGTTTATCATATGTTTTTACTTCTACTATTGCTTTTGCTACTGGATGGTCTAATTTTTCAAGTATATCTGCACTTGTGCTTCTTCCATCTATTTGTGGTAGTTTTAGGTGATCATATAGTAATGTTGCTACTTGTGCTGGGCTATTAAAATTCACTGGAATATCTATTAGTGAATTTAGTTTAGCTTCTGCATCATCCCTTAGTTTTGTATATTTATCATGCAAATCTTTTGCCCGCTTAAAATCAAATTCAATTCCACGAATTTTCATATCAACGAGGATTGGTAATAGTGGAATCTCTACATCATATAATAGGTCTGAAATCTTCTCTAGGCGATATTCCTCACATTCTGGTGTTCCCTTTGTAATAAATGGCAAGAAGAATTTAAATAAATCCATTGTCATTTTAGAATCCTGTGCCGCATAATTAGCTCCAATATGAGATGGTATGTTACAAAATGGAATCCCATCAAATAACTCAGAAAATTTATCAACCTCCCCATCTTTGTCAAGAACATACTTAACATATAAATCTTTTAAGCTGTGCGATTCATTTTCATTGAGATAATGAGAAATAATCAGTGTATCTTGATAAATAGGTGGAATAATACCACAAGCAAAATATAAAACAACTGCATCATAGTAATAATTGTGATAAATAAATTTTATCTTAGAATTAAATAATCGCAATAATTGTTCTTTCATGCAATCTTTACTTACTTGTTTAGGTTCTAGTTCCTCAGTTATATTATCAATGTGTCCAATAGGTACATAAGCGGGTTTATGCTCTGAACCCATAATACATAAACCAACCATAACTTTTTGATCATTAAATGATAATCCCACTGTCTCAGTGTCTATTGCCACATATTCATCATTTATGATACTGTCTACATACTCAATAAATAGTTCATCTGTATTAAGTAATAGATGTGGATGTTCAATAATATTTTCCTCTATTGTTTTTATTCTATCGGCAAGAGAGGTTCCTCGAATGTTTATCTTAGGTGGTACATACTCTTGTGTTTTCTTAATTATTGAGTATGGATCAACTTCTTTGCGTTTTGGTATATTAAATAATAGTCCTGCCATCTTTTAACCTCCATTTTGTTCTACCACAACGATAAACAATATAACTATCTCCATATACAAAAGAATCTGGTTCTTCTTGTGATTCTTCTATATACCCATCAAGCCATCCCCCATCATCATAATCATTGTCTGTATATTCTATTTCATTTTTCGGTATGAAAAATTTTGAATTTCCACAAATGATTATTTTTAATCTTTCAATAATCTTAGTTCTATCTTCTTCCCAATCCTTATCAAAAATTGTTATTAGATGAATACCTTTTGATTTAGCAAGTAAGAATTTATCTCTATGGTAATATTTATCCTTATTACTATATATTCCATTTTTGCTTGCATGAAATGCAGAGCCACAATATTCTATTCCTATCTTTAGTTCTTCACAATATAAATCTATCTCCTTCCCATCTAAAACCCTTGATTTTACAAACATCTTACCTGACAATTTTTCTACAATACTTTTTATCTCATTTTCTGGTTTACTTCCTGTGTGTGCTATATCCCCACAACACATTGGACATCCTTGTAATCTACTTTGTGTTTTAATCCTTACTTTTGCAAACACCCTCATATCATAATCCCCATGCTTATCACAATGAAATTTAACAATCTCAGATGTTCGCATACTTCCATTATTTGCACGAACTCTGTCATTTTCGTTTGATAGTTCGTCAACAAACCACTTTGGATATTTTGTATATCCAACACAATTATGAGATCTACCAGAGGCACTATCTATCCTCATATATTTTTCAAGACCACACTTCTTACACCTACAAAGCCAAAGTGTCTTTTTATTTTTTCTTATATGTTTATCTAAAATAATAAAATCACCGAAATCCTTGTTTTCTGGTATTTTTATATTTTTACATCCACAATTAGCATCTTTATGCGTATGTAAGTATGTAGATGATTTTACAACCTCATTTCCACAAAAACATCTACATTTCCATTTTGATTTTCCTAGATATTCAATAACAAACAAATCGCCAACAGTTTTATTTGTTAAATCTTGAAACATCCCAAAATCACTTGGTGATTTACACTTTCCACATGAAACCTGCTTTTTACGCTTTATATTTGGTTTCAAAACATCTAATTCTCTACCACAATCACATATACAGTGGCAATATGTATTTTTATTCCTTCTAAACTCATTCAAAACTACCAATTTTTTGAATCTCTTATTTATTAAATCTCCTACCATATAAACCTCAATAATATAAATAGGGGAGAAATTAAATTTTGTAATTCCTCCCCCACACACTAATTTATATTAAAATCCCCTTCTACGAATTGTTGGTGTGGAATCTGTCTCCGCACTCTCGTTACCATCATCTTCTTGGTCTGGGCTTCCAAACTTAATGTAGTTCTGCATCTGTTCAATAGACCAACTACGAACACTACCAACAATCCTCTCTTCTGTTACATCAAAATCCTCAATTAACTTAGATAGTGTTGGTAGTTCTGGAAGAGCCTGACCATTAACACCTTTCATGGCTGGGTATAGCATATAATTTGTTTTTGTACCCTTACCTGTCTTTTCTGTCTCAATGATATTATCAAGACCATATCGTGATTCAAACCCTACAAGTGTATTTGACATCCACGATACACTACGATTGAACACCTTAAATGTAGGCTCGTACTCCCCATTTTCGTTGTAAATTTGCAGGAGTGGCATATACCCCATATCACGCGCAGGACTAAATGGTGTTGACTTAGTAGCGTGCTTACAGAATGGGCAACCATCTCCGACACAATCCACCTGTGCATAATACGTTGTTCCTGACTTACTTGTAAGTGCTACATTGTGAACACTTAGAATAGGTACATCATCCAGATTATCAAACAGGAATCTGATAAATGCCGAATCCTTCTCATTCTTTAGGTAAAAATTCTGTGTGTAACCTCCCTGATTGTTGTTCATGTCCTCTTGTGCTTGTGCAAAACTCTTTCGTGCCATTAAATATCATTCCTCTCTTTAATTGGTATACTTATTATACTATAAAAATTTATCTATGTCAATAGTTATTTTTCTACAAAATTACAAAATTTAGTATCAAGCCATAGTGCAAAACTTTCCAGTGTATATCCAACACCATAAATGCCATAAGCAAATAGTGCTGGCACCATTACTAGGAAAAATTTTGCTTGTTGCTTAAATGTTTTTAGTCTCTTGAAATACAAATACATTTTTTAAATTCCTCCCATGTCTTATCTCCTAAATCATTTATGTCTTTTCCACTTTCATTTATTGTTAGTTTTGATATAAATTTATCTCTTATTGAATTTTTAATCCTTAGATACCCAAGATTACCTGCTGGGTCATTATCTAGCGCAATAATCAATGTTCTATGTGGTAACCTATTTAACTTTTGTAATTGATCCTTGGTTCCAGTTCCAAGAAGTGCTATAGTAGGCTTACCATATTTCCACAATGTTAATGCGTTGAATAGTGATTCTACAACATAAATCTCCTTTGTATTTGGAAAATACTTATTTACTTCATATAGATAGCATAATGGTTTATCTATATTTTTTGGTAAATCAAATTTCTTACCAACAACACTCCTCTTTGCAACAAACAATACATTTCCTGTATCATCCTTTATTGGAAATGTTATATTTTCTCCATCATATCCAATATCAAATGTTTCAATAAGGTCATCTGTTAAATGCCTCTCATACATATATGGATGAATAAATCTATATGAATCTAAATCATCATCACAAAACAGATTTTGTGATTTATCTATTCTCATTGGTACTCTAAATAATGATTTTCTATCAGATATTTCTGAACCACCAAATATATTTAATATCCACTTTGCCCCAAAAATTTCATTCTCATTAAAACATTTTCCAACAAGTTTTGATATACTGCCATGTTCTTTGCAAGCGAAACACGAGAAATCTCCTGCCTCAAATCTATCTGTTTTGTTAAAATTTATAATACAGGATGGAGAATTTTCATTTCCACTAGAGTGGTAGGGACAGGTTATTAGTGCTTTATCACCAGTTATTTTTATGTCTTTAAGATAACCTGTCTCCTTACGCAATCTATATAGAATCTCTTCTACCCCCGCAAATACTAATTGATTTGATACATTAAGCATTCCCTCACCTTATTTACATGAAGAAAAATAACTTAATTACCGCACAAATTACTGCTACTGGAACACCAACAGTAATTAATGACACAATAGTTGATACCATCACTGCAACAATTGTTGCAAGTCCAACTCTTAGAAGTTGTTTAATCATGAGTTAATCCTCCCATCAATAATCTTAATTGCTCTATCTACTACACTATTGGCTTGAAATGTTCTAACAACAGGGTCTCCCTTTGACTGAAATCTATGCCCGTCTGCTGTTTCAATAGCCCCACTATAAAACACATATGTCTTTGTTCTGTTGTTTGCAATAATACCCAGAACTACATCTGTCTCATTCTTGAAATCTCTTGTCACTGTGTAGAATTGATACAATTCCCCACTTACATGAATATCATCATTATACATAAATGTTACTGATGTTTCATCCTTTGCCAAGAATGTGAAATGACTTGCATAACATGGAATAGTCATAGCAAAAAATGTAATTAGTGTAATAATAAATGTTTTCATCATACAATCTCCATTTCATTAAAATCAACATCCATATTCAAATCACTATGAATAGTGTCTACGGTAGTTTCAATTTTATCGGCCGTAATAAGTGTATGTGAATATAAACACTTATCAATAACTACTTGATACAGTGGTTGAGATGTATCTACCTCAATCCATTCTGTTTTATACTCATCCCTTGAAGTCATATTACAAATAATCTTAGCTACATTAGCCCTATATTGACTTCTATACAGTTTATCCTCATATACTTTTCCATTTGATTGATTGATCACCGCATATACTTTCATTTCTTAAACTCCTCATATATCATCAATACTGCTATAACCCCAACTATAAAACATGTAATGTACTCAAAAAGCATGTTTAAGACCTTCCTTTACTTCTTGTAATTCTTCATCAATATCCTCCTCAGATGGGCAATATGTAAAATGCATTTTGTCCATATCTAGTGAATATACCCAATCCTTGCCTGTACTCCCATAACGATTTTTAGCTACATGAAATTTCACCCCATCACCGCACTTATTGATTGAAACAATTCGTGTTGCTTGCTGTGTTACCATATAAGAGTTAAATATTGATTCACTGTCTAGTACATCATCTCCATCCTTGCTCTCATTATTATTTCTGCGCCTTGCTTGAATTGTAGCAACTACTGGAATCTTATGCCTTGCACTAATATTAAATAGCCCCCTGCATACTTTTCCCAACCTCTCTGTTGCTGGCATTCTATTTGAATTTGGTATCTGTATATATGATACATCATCTACAACTAAAATGTCAAGCCCTTTTGCTAAAATAAAATTTTCGCAAGATTGAACTGTAATTTCTCCATGAAAATGTGTAGCATCTGCTACATAAACATGCTCATCTGATTTTACTAGCTGATCTATATATTCTCCATATCCATTCATGAGAAGTCCTCTGGCCATAGCTGAATTTGATAGATGACTTCTTGCACTATCAAATCTATATCCAAATGTGCTTGCTGATAACTCTGGGGATATTACCCCAACCCTGTAACCCTGTCTGCTTGCTGATTCTACACACATAGCTAGGATAGCGCTCTTGCCAATCCCAGAACGTGCCAGCCACATAAATAACTCTTCTCCCCTAGCAAATCCAAATAGAGTATCTTTCATCTCCTTAAATGGTAAATCAATAAATGATTTTTCTGGATTTTTCTTCTTCTCTTCCCACTCGTCATAACGACTTTTATTATGAACAATATCTACAGATTCAAAATCATCATTAATTCTAAGCCTATCTATGTTTGCAAGTAGAAACTCCGCACCCTTTCGGCTATCCCGCTCAAACATACCACTAGATTCATTCATTAGTGTCACTGCTCTGCGGAATAGTAATTCCTCTCTTAGGTTGTCAATAATTGACCTAACAGATTGTGATACTTTGAAGTATTCATATTTTGGAAATTGTGCGGTAAATGTTTCTTTATCTGGAACACACCCATAATTAGCATAAAATGAATTTATAAATTTAAACTCTTCCCTATTTGATGAAAAATATTCATCATCAACATTGTTCTCAATAATTGGTGAGTAGTCCTTATTTTCTAGTACAAGATTGAGCAGTTGGTTTTCTGATATACTCATTCCACATCACCTTTCCTGCGATATTCATTCGTATACTCCCTCCTACTTCCACCTTTGATTTCAATAGCTAAATCAGATAACATTCTGTCAACAAGTCTAGAATCATAATACCTGTTTAGCTTATCTGGATCAATATTTGATGTCATTATTGTTGCAAGCCCTTCACTGTATCTTGTGTTAATTATTGTGTGCAATACTGCCATGTCATATTCAGAGACTTTTGTAGTGGTTGCTACATCATCTATTACAACTAATTCTCTTGTTGTAACTGCTTCCATTACATTATTTAACTCATCCATATCCTCAAATTTCTTAGATTGCATTACCAAAACAGGTAAGTAAGCGAAATATGCTATATTAGAAAATCTATTGCCAATGCACCTGCTAGCCAATAATGATTTTAAAATCTTAATACTCCATGATGTTTTTGAATTTCCTTGTGTCCCATAAATATATAAAAACCTACCAGACTTAGTAAATACATCTATATCTTCCTTAATCATATTAAGTGTTTCAAATGCTTCTAAATCCTGTTCTGATGGATATAGAGGTTTATTCTCCCAATAATTTTTAGGAATATTACTTGATTCTAGCAAATAATAAAATTCCTTATGTATAATACAATTTGGATTGCACTCTTCTGTGTCTGCATACTTACATGCATTTTTCAATAAGCAATTCAATTTATCACCCTAGACCATTATATCAAACTTATTACTTCTTGTCAATACCTAAATACTTAGATTCTAAATCATTAAATAGAATTGGATATTTCTTAAATAGTTCATCCAAAATCATCTTGGCCACTTTTTGCATATCTGGGCTTGCATGTTTATCACATCTAAGTGATAAAATGTGTCTCCACTCCCTAATGTTTGCTGTCATAACGATTGTGGTTGCTGTGCAATTTGGTAGCACTGAACGTGTTGTATCTGTTGACTTATGATACTTCTCAATAAGTTCCATATAGGAATCTTCTGCCTGTTTAACAGATTCCCTCCATGTGAGATACTCAACATCATCTAAATCATCTGGCTTAATAAATGGAATATCTTTTCCATATTTATTCCTCGTAAAATTTATGTATCTCTGACTTTGAACACAAAATGATGCTAGCCTGTGCCTACTTAGTTGGGATAAGATATTCCTATTTGTTGTAATCCTCACTGTTACAGATACATGCTCTAATACACTTTCATGTCCCATCTCAATCACATGTTTAATAATTCTCTCTGCACTGCCCTCACAAATATTATCTAGACTATCATAACAATTTCTAATTGCTAATTCCAGTAAACTCATTGCTTCCTTATATTTTGGGGCAAATAGCACCTCCACTTTTGGTTCTACTAATTTCAAATTAAATCACCTCATAATTTAGTAAATCTACAACAGGAATGCGTAGCTGAACACCTTCCCTCTCCTCCTTATAATAAGTTGGTTCAATAAATAGATTACCCTTCTCATAAAACATTACATAAAATTCTGTTCCTACAATATCCTTAAACCTAATCTTAGTCAAATCATGCTGTTGTAGCCATGATAGAATAAGTTGAATCTTCTCAAACTCCTGTAGTTCAGATACCTCAAAACGCTTCTCCAAAATATCAACCAGTTTCATTTATATTCACTCTCCTACAATAATAATCTCTTTCCAATCACTCTCATCGGTAATCCACGTTGTATGTGTTGTATGTGACGTTCTACCATTAGTCCACAAATGAATGTGTTTACCATCCCACTTAGCAAAGTGCGCATAGTGTTTAGATCCATCTACTGAAACAAGTGTAATTGGGGTATCTACTTTCACATCTTCCCATTTTGAGCGTTGATATATTGGTTTTACATCCTTCTTTATCTCTCTAAGGCAAAGAAAACTAGAATCTCTACCCCAAACCCTTAATAGTTTTACTGCACAATAGTCAACAAAGAAGTTCCGTGTCTGAATTCCTCCTCTTGATACCATTCCCATAAATGTTTCTCCATTGTAGATAAACTCAACTATTTGTCCATCCTTTAGGTTCATTCCTTTTCCTCCTGCATAAAAATGCTAATAGCTAACAGACTCATGATATTTCTCAAATAATTGATTTCTGTTGGCTCTGACAATGCAGTAATAACAAGTATTACCGCCGCAAAAACCTTAAAAAATGGTTTCAAACTCATTTTCCTGTACTCCCTATGCCACCAACGCGCTCTCCTTCAGCGTTGTCATCATCTGTCTTATAATACTTCAAAAATACTCCCTGTGCAACTCTTGCGTTTGGAGGAATAACTTGTGTTTCATTGCCAACATTAGTAATTGATAGCGTAATATGTCCCTCATTGTCCTCATTATTATAATAATCGCTGTCAATAATAGGAACTGCATTTGACAAAATAAGCCCCTTCTTGAATCCAAGAGAACTCCTAATAAATAGCATCAGCACCTCATCTTCTGGAAACTGTGCTTTAATGCCTGTATCAAACATTACAACCTCTCCTGGCTTAATATAGGTATCATAATTTCTGCAAATATGAATGTCATATCCAGCAGAACCCTTTGTAGCCCGTGTTGGAATAACAACCACGCCTTCAAATCCCGTTACTACTTCAAACTTTCTCAAAAGTCAACACCCTTCCTCAAAATTCTCTGATTACTGCTTCCTCTAAAACTTAAATTTAAATCTCTTAATTCATCTACATATCCCCCATCTACTATTATGTCTGCATATTTAAATACCTCATGCTTTCCAAAATACATTAATTCTTCTTTTATATATCCAGTATACACCCATTTTTCCACATTGTCAATAGTCTTTAGTAGGTGTATTACTGTTGGATAATTTTCATCTGCTAGTGGTTCTCCTCCAAGTATTGATACTCTTTGAATAAATGGTCGCTGAATGAGTTTTAGAAACTTATCCTCAATCCCTGCTGTCCATTCTTTTCCACCTTGAAAATCCCAAGTAGATTGATTAAAACAATTTTTACAATGGAAGTGACAGCCCTGCACAAACAGGGCTACACCTAATCCTTCTCCATTGCTAATATCTAAATCTCTAATACTAGCGTATCTCATGGTCATCTAAATGCACATACCTCTCTTTAATTTCTTGAGTACGTCCTTGATTGAAAAAATTAGTTGATATATAACCACATGTACGGCGCACCGCCCTGAGTGTCCTTGTGTTTGTGTTACCACAATTAGGACAACGCCAGCTTAGTTTCCCATCCTTATCTAAAATCTCAAGTTCTCCCTCAAAATTGCACTCCATACAAAAATCATTTTTTGTGTTTATCTCAGCATACATATTTGTGTGATAAATATATTTAATTAAACTAATTAATGCTGTGATATTATGTGTCATATTTGTACTCTCTATGTAACTGATCGAACCCCCTGTACTTAGCTTTTGAAAATCTGCTTCCTTACTTAGCTTAGTAAATGGATCAATTTCTTCCCCTACAAATACATGATATGAATTTGTGATATAGTTTCTATCTGTTATCCCCTCAATAATACCAAATCTCTTTTGTAATGCTTTTGCAAATTGATAAACACAATTTTCCATAGGTGTTCCATATGGGGAATAATCAATATCTTCCTCTTCCTTCCATTGGTTGCACTTGTCATTTAATGCTTGCATTACTTTTAGTGCAAACTCTCTACCAACATCATCTGTATGTGAATGTCCTGTCATATACTTTACGCACTCATATAAACCTGCATATCCAAGAGAGCAAGTAAAATATCCATCAGTGAATAACTTTCCTATCTTATCCCCAGATTTTAATCTTGCAAGTGCTCCATCCATCCATAATATTGGTGCTTCATCTGCTACTGTATTTTTTATATAATCAATTCTTGTCCTATGTGCTTTATGACATAGTTCTGTTCTCTCTTCAAATAACTGCCAGAATAAATCAAAATCACCGCCAGATGATAGTGCTATATCTGGTAAATTTAGTGTTACCACTCCCAAATTTCCTCTTCCATAATATTTCTTTCCAGGTTCCCAGTTATTTGCATTAGCTATATTTTCTGTAGTTCTATCTGTTGTTAAGAATGAGCGACATCCCATGCACGGAAATACAGCATTTTTATACTTCTTCATAACCTTTGCTGAAATATAATCTGGAACCATTCTCTTAGCCGTACATGTAGCGGCTAGTTTTGTCAACCAGAAATATTCTGAATCATCATATATGTTATTTTCATCTAACACATATAATAGTTTTGGAAATGCTTGTGTTACATATTGACCAACCCTATTTTTCATTCCATCAATTCTCTGCTTTAAAAACTCTTCTATTAAAGCAACTAACTCTTCTTTATATTCATCTGTTTCATTTATATACATAAATACCGAAACGAATGGCGATTGCGGACGCCATCAACCCGCAGACTATATCTTCACCATATTACATATAGTAACTTAGGTGCGGTGCGCTTGGGGGCTAAGAGTTTCACCCAACCCCTACTCTACTCATTTACTCCCCAATAAATTATTGGGTACACTTTCGATAGTCGTTGCACTTTTCTGCTTTCACAGACTTAGCACAGGATTAATCTATAATTTCCCAGTCAATATTGTGGTATCTACACTTTCCACCACACTGTCTTAACTTCCTTGACAGATTAGAGATATAATGTCTGCCAACTGCGTCTATCAAGCTATTATAAACAATATTATTGGTCTTATCCAGTATTTTTATGCTATTTATTTTGGCATAAAGTTTACTCTTATGGTTTTTTATTTCTTCGGTTGATGTTGTATTTCCATTATCTATGATATTTCCATCTTTATCTAAATAACGAAATATATGTCCTTTGTGTGTAAGTCTTTCTCCTCTGCAAACACAACAAACCTTAGACAACTCAAAACCTGTTTCTCTACATAAATCACTTACACTACCATATGTAGTATTTGTGGTTATATCAATGACAGCCTTACTAGATGGACTGTCTGCGCCAGTTCTTCCGTACATGTGGTTCAGCTTACCCTTCTGCGACTTCCTAATAGATTCTTTAACCTCATCAGTTAGGAACGGGTTATACCCACCACCCTTTAAGTTATACCCATATCTATTATTTGTTGTGTTAAAAAACTCAATCCAGAAACTCTCTTTTGCGTCAAGATCTTCTTGTGTGGATGCATGGTCAATAACTTTCCAAATAAAGTTATTTATTCCATACTTTGATAATGCCCTTGTAAAATATGAACACCCACTACCGTACCTTATGCTTTTCTCATGTTGTTTCTTTCTTCTCGGAAAGTCCTTTGTTTGACCAATATATCTCTTGTTGTTTATTTTATTTATAGCCTCATATATTACCATTATAGATTTCCCCTGTTAGCATAGCACTTAGTTGTCATTTCCTACAACTCCTTGATGTGTGCTATACACCCTAGATTTCTAGGTTCACACCGTTCAAATATAGTGTTTCCACTATACCGAGCCAATCTTAACCATTACTATTCGTCATGCTGTTTAGTTGATAATTAAATGTTTGTACTGAATCAGAGATTTCCTTCTTTAGGTCAATCATAGCAAATCTCTGCACCTTATCCATTGGTAGCCCCCATTTTCTATACTTTTCAAGATAATAATAGTGACTGTCCCTAACAAATGGTGCTAAATGTGTTAGTGTTATTGTTGCTCCACCATATTGAGAGCCACTAACGGCGGTTATTGCTTGCGTGACAATAGTCATTGCTGTCAATAACCTATGTGGTTTTTCTATTGTAACACCATTTATTACAGTTCCATTTTGTAGCATATCTTCTAGGTTTATAAGTGAACAATTAGTCATATGTTGCGCTGAATAGTCCGTATCATGAATTTTTATAATACCCTCTCTATCTGCCTCAACTATTTCTGGTGAAAATAAAATACGCCTAGCAAAATCCTTACTTATAATGCCCGCCATATAATCTCTCTTAGTTGTTACAAGAAGTGAATCCTTGTTTGAGTTTTCATCCTTCCAATACTCGCTTGTATCAGTTAGTAATTCTTTTATTTCATTATCAATAGTATTCTTACTATTACGTTGAAATTCCCTTACTGACCTATATGATTCATATGCCCTTGCTACTTCTTTATAATCCATTCCAACAAGTAGGTCAAACACATTCTTTTCAATATTACAAATATCAATAGGGCTGTCATATCCCTTATACATATCCTCTATTGATTTTCCAATACTATCTGCCACTGTATATGAATACTTACCACTTGATTTCATGGCTTTTAATATGGCATTTATTATTCTGTTTATATCAAAGGGTACTACCCTACCATCTCGCTTTTTTACATTCATCCCATCACCTTAACCTTATATAATAACTTATTCATCTTTATGGTACGATTTCCTACATATTTATTATACCACTTATTTATTACATCATTAAGTTCTTTTTGTAAATCACCTCTTGTACCAACCACAGATGAATATATATCTTCTCCATTTTCTACATACAACTCATCACAAATATCTCTAATAATACCTTCTGCATTTATTACATCTGGACAATCAACCACTTCACCATCTGCAATAAGTAGTGTATCTCCCTTATTCAGCTTCTCTTTATATATTGCAGTATCTATTGTGTCTACTACACTGTCAGCACCAACTTTCCAATACGAATCACTTGTAGAATATATAATCATAGCTGAATAAACTCCTCTCTGAGCCTATCTAACTCCTCCTGTAATCCTTGCAGGAAGAAATTATACATGTTTGTATCTCTCTCAATGGTTAGTACTGTTCCCATACCCATTGTGATGTTTAGTGGATTTCTCCCCTTATCTTCTCCAAGCATCCTCTCTAGAACATCAATTCTATTCTTAGTGATATTTGCTTCTCTTAATAGTTCTTCTGTCAAAATGCCACCCCCAATATTTTATCATCCTTTGCCTTTTGTGGCTTCTCATAAGACTTATTAGGGGGATAACATAGTGACCTGTATCCCCCTAAAATTGATTTTTTTACCTGCTCAATTCTTTCATTTTCTGGATAAGTAAGGAGCAACTTTAATTGCTCCTCAAATGAAATCTTAGTTGGTAAATTATGCTGTTGTCTTCGCATAGTTATGTATGTGTTTATCTCTTTCGCTAAATACTTGTCTGTAATATATTTATCAACAAGTTCCCCTAATGTCGGCTGTCTTGCTTTTTTCTGAGTAGAAAACTCTCCAAAAATACCCAATTTATATCCCCTTAAAACTGTTCTACTGCATCTTCAATCTGCTTATCTACTTGTGAGTGTGCCTCATCCCACAAGTCCTTGATTCCCCCTTCATAATCATCCTCTACATCAGCCTTTAGCATACACTCAAATGTCATAAAGTCATTGTTTATCTTAACACTTCTACGAGATACAACTGATACTTCCTTAATTTTCATTATCACACCTCCACAATCTCTACAAAAAGTTCCTTCGGAACAGAATTTCTTCCATAGAATGTAATAGCATCATACTGATCCTCATTAATCATTATAAAATTATTGTATTTATTAGTTTCAATAGAATACATTACATCTTCAATATGCTTGGTTGCATCAACAAATGTATAAATGTCAATAGCTAGTGCTGTTGGGTCATCTCCTTCTTCATAATTCTCAATCATGTCAATAATGTCATCCTTTAGGTTACAATAAACCTTCCTGCACTCTTCCATTAGATTATATGGTGTCTCACATAAATACTTCATTATACTCTCTCCTTAAATGTAACTGCAAGTGTTTCAACTTCTGATATGCAATCACTAAACAGTGATGCTTCAATCTCGCCACCAACTATAGCATCCTCTAGCTTCTTTAGGTCTACAACTTCCATAAGTAGCCAATCTAGGCCGTTCTCCTTTACAATTTTGAGAACCTTTTTCTCATCAAATTTTGTGGTGATTCTCTTCTGTATATTGGCCACATACCTGTCACCCTCAAATTCAGATTGATCTGTTTTCCTAAATCTCTGCTTTAGAATATTCTTACCATCAGTTAGAATACCTGTTAGTGTCTTAATGTCTGTGTTAATTTGACCATAATCATCAATGTCTTTTACTGTCATCTTCTGTCAACTCCACAATATAATCCTCAAACCTCTCCTCTGGTTCTGGTTTCTTCTTCCCATCCCAATAATGCTTTTGATTTCTCTTCTTGTCCCTGTTAAATGCCTTGACAATCTTGTTAATTAGCTGAATTTTCATATTCTACCCCTGCCTGAATGAGATCCCTATAAACATAGTTATCTACATAAATAGACCTACCAACTGAAATGCTCTCCTTAATAGTCTGCCACCAATACTTTTTATCTTGTGCATCATACACCAAATATGGGTTGGGTTTAAAAATAATCTTGTAAAATGGCTGTGCATAAAATTCTGCTTCCTTCTCTTTGGCTTGCTCAATAAGTTTATCACACATACCAAGCTTCCAATCAACAACAATATTATAATACTCTACCATATCTTCTGGAATCTTAATAAATGAATCAATCACTTTAATACCTCCATAGTTTTATACTGCCTACCAAGCTGAATTGCTTCCTCATATGTATCAACAAAAATATCCACTGTATTTCCACTCATCCCACCAGTATCTTCAACAACATAAACATGTCCACCAATTCTTATTCGTGTTCCCATTGGCAGGAAATTACAGGCAACAGTTCTCCCTGCTAGTGGATATACCCCACTAGCTGTGTTATTTCCTGTATGGGTGTAATGAGTAATCTCTACATCCATTACATATGCTACATCTGATTCCACCTCACTAATCATCTCAATTTCCTTATCTAATGATTCTCTCCGATTAAGTTCATCAAGATATTGTGCCTCTAATTCGACATTTTTCTGCCTCAGTGCTTCTGCTTCTCGCCTAAGACCATCCTCCTGATACATTAAAATGCCAACAACCATAACTAAAATAATAATTGATGCTCTAAGCATATCCCACTTCCTTTCTATTTATATTATATCACCTATTTAGGTATTTGTCAACCGATTTCCAAAAATATCAAGTCCCTTATATAACCTCTGTCTGATACAACTAGACGTAACACCAGTAATCTCACTGGCCTCTGCAAGTGTTATTTCATTACCCCTAAATCTAATTATTCTGTTGTTTCTCTTGTTCCTATTTTGCTCTTTAAGTGTAGCCCATCTACAGTTTGATGGTTCGTAGTTTCCATTTACATCTATTCTATCTATTGAGGTATTCTTCTCACCAAATTTTTCAATATGGTCTAAATAGGAATAATACATATCATCTCGAAAATTTTCAAATGAGTTTTTCCACCTGTCACAAACAGTAATATCCCTACCACCGTAAGTATTATAATCATCCCTATTGCTATTTCCACACCTATCTTTCATTTGTTGCCATATTGTATAGAATCTAGTTCTATACATACCATGAGTTGTTGATGATTCTCTATTTAAACATCCACACGATCGCGTACTTCCACTATATAAACAATCACCCCTAATCTCAACCTCACTATCACAATCACATCTACATAAATAATAGAAACATGAATCCACAACCCTGTGTAACTTTTTAACTACTAATAATCTATCAAATCTCTTACCTGTTAAATCATTAGTTCTTAAACATCCACAAGACTTAACATTTCCAGAAACTAAATGTGAACTACGAACAGATATCTCATTACCACAATCACACTTACAGTGCCAATATGCACCACTTTTCTCGATCCTATCTAATTTAATAACAACTAACTTATTAAATCTTTTATTAGTTAAGTCTATCAACTTCCTACCCATAGAAATCCCCATTTCCTGTAACCATAAATTCTAATACCCCCTCATCAACAACACTAAATAATTTGTCAACAAGGGAATCCCCCATCATTCGTTTCCTTTTTATTGTCTTATCAACAAACTCATCTATTGTATTCCTACACACAAGAGAAATTATAGAAACGGTTTTCTTTTGAGAAATTCTATGAACCCTATCAGCCGCTTGGTCAAATGTTGCACTATTCCACGGCAAATCAAAAAATACAACTGTGTTAGATACCGTTAATGTCAGCCCAACACTTGCCGCACCTATTGTTGCAACCATAATTTTACAACTACCATCATTTGTAAACTTGTTAATTTGACCTTCCCTATCAACAATCTTACCTGTTAAAACTGCTGGATTATACTCACTCAACCTCTCAACAAGTATGTCTGTTGTTTTTGTCCAATTACTAAAAATTAAAACCTTCTCGTCTGTTTCTTGTAATATCTCTACAAGCCTATCAAATTTTGCAGACTTATCAACAGTTGTTGAAACAAGTTTAGTAAAATTAGTAATCTGTCTCAACCTTATCATTTGTCCCAGTGGGTCTACTGCAAACATTTCTCGATCTATATCACTTAAAATTTGTTTTTGCATATTATGATAAAGCCTTGCTTGTTCACTATCCATCTCAACATATTCTGTTTTATAAATTTTTTCTGGTAAATCTAATACATCATCTTTTCTTCTTCTTATGGAAACTAAATCTATCTTCGTCTGTAATTCCCTTAAATTCCTATACCCAACAACCTGATAACCACCCCAACCAGCATACACAAAATATCTAGCACAATATTGTCTAAAACTTGTCTGCTCCATACCAACACATTTAAGTGGTATATAGGCAGATTTTGGTGAATTTGTCAACAATGTACCTGTCATCCCAATAAAGTATTTTATATATTTTGCTACTGATAGTAGTCCTCTACCTTGTTGACTGCTTGGTGATGATAGTTTATGTATTTCATCACAAATTATCATCTCTATCTCACCCTTACGAATCAACTTCTTCAATTTATCAAGAATTTCTTTATTTCTAAGTGTTTCTACATTAGTTATAGTAAAAAATTCTTCGCCAAGGTTATTCAATGATTCTAACTTATCAGCAGAAGAAATTGTTGTTTTTCCACTATACCCCAAAATATTCACACTTGATGTTGTGTGTTGTTGTATTTCATAAAACCAATTCCACTTTATTGTATTTATACCTGTGATTATTAAGCATCTTTTTATACCATTCACCTCTGCCCTTTTTAATGCAACTGCCATGCCCAATAATCCCTTACCAGTTCCCATCTCATTCAACAACAAATACTTATCGTGGTTCATTAGTATATTAAAATCTTCTCTTTGGAAATTATATAATTCTGTTTTTAATGCTTTTGGTAAATCATAATGAAATTTGGGGGTTTTATCTAACATGCTTTTTTCTGTTAGCTTCTTCCCACTAAATTCCCAATCTTCATCTAGTTCTTGTTGCAATAATGGTATGCTATCAGATGGTACCTCCCATACTTTATCTTTTATATTATAAAACCTACTAGGTATCATCCTTATTGCTTCCACTATTTGTGGCTTATAATCAAATGATAGATAACATGATTGCAAACATGATAACTTTTTAGGCTTATCATACTTTGCCTTTATCATGTAATATCAACCCCCTAATTCCACATATTGGTGGATACATATTTACTTATTATATTATTCAGTTCTGCTGATACTGGGAATGTATAGCCTCTGAATGCTTTAATAGAAATAAGTTCATTTTCAATAATTTCCTTATCCATATTTCTCTCTGCCAAAATTTTTTCAATCTGATCTGCTTCCCAATCATCCTCTGGGCTATAGCTATTCTTTCGCTCAATATCCTTATTGATTGCTGTAAGTGCATGATTACATGCGCTCTCTACAATATACTTATCAACCCACTTTTCAACAATATTTGATACAAACCTAATTGCCTCATCAATAATACACTTAGCATCTGCACTCTTTCCAATACTAATCCCATGTTTAGCCGAATTAAGTTTCTCACAAATAACAGAAGCCTCTGGTGTTCTGATTGTCAACAGCCTTGCCATAAGCCCATCAATCATGCTAATATCATCATAGTTATTTTTAATTATATGAAGTTCATCTATATACTCATCCATCGCATTCTTCAAATGCTTTGCAAAAACATCACCAATAAAATACTGACAATCATTGTCATAAATAATAGACAACTCATCATGCCTACCACTATCAAGAATATCCTTCAATGCACCCGCGCAAACAAGTGCTTCACAAACATCATTGTATGTCATATTTCATTCCCCCAAGCGTCCCAACCATCAAATCTTTCTCTTGCAAACAATTCAACTCTAGGCTCATATGAAACAATTTCAATCATTTTTCTCATCTCATCTGGCTTCCTTGAATGTTCTTGTCTGGGTGCTACAAATCCTGTAACTCCTTGTTGTCTCTTACCATCAATAACTTTATATGGTAGATTACCTCTAACACAAAACAGACAATGCTCTGTAATTCCCCTATAATACTGTCCAAGACCTTTCCTGTCTTTCATCCATGTTATCATAGTAACATATCTAAATCCCCAAGCATCAACAACCTTAAATGCGTCTTGCAGGAAATTATTTGTTGCCCATAAATATAGATGTGCATTGTCATCAACAATGTCTTTAATAATTGGCAAATTACAAATATCTTCTGTTTTCATTAGTGGATAATGCCTATCTGCACCTCTTTTTATCTTACCACCACCATGTTCCGACCAAGGTGGGTCTGCATATATGGTTTTATATTTCACATTAAACACTCCTCTTTGGAAAATTCAAGAATGGAATCCAAATTGTCACAAAAACATAACTCCACATTGTCCTTACCTTTACGACGATTGACGACACGACTTTTATAACAAAGGGGATCATCATTCAACTCGATTGTTGAAATCTGAATAATTTTTCCGTTCTTTAATATGCGGAAATCAGCGACTAAGTTAGAAGGAGAAAATCCAACAACAACCAAAATTGTGTTTTCAAGCGAGAAATGAATTATCCACCCATATTTAAAAGAATTTTTTTGAAAAAATCGCTTGCGAACATTCTGGAAGTTGATTCCATCAATCACTGTCAACTCCGCACCACTCGGTTCAAAGTTTTCGCGGAACGAATAACGAATCTTTTTTGCAGGGATACAATATAGAATCTTAATAAGATCATTGTAAATCTTTACATTTATTTCATTTTTCATTACATAAATCCATAAGATAGTTCATATCATTACACAAGTATTTCATGTTTCCACCATCCTCAGTATATCAACCCAGTCCTTAATTTTTGGTTCAAAGTCTCTAAGAAATACGTACTGTTCTTCTGAAAGCACAAGGCTGTCATCCATATTCCACTTTAATGTTGTTGCCATGTCATACTTCTCATAAGAACTCATGACATCAAACATATTATTCATAAAATCTTCTTGTCCTATCTGCAATAGTTTTTCAGTTACAACCTTTGTCATTTCTTCTTCTATATGTTTGCAGACCATAAATATATTTTTTCTAAACTCTTCTTTTGGTTTATATATCCACATTATATTCACCTACAATTTCAATACCTGTTTGTGCAAGGTCAATACCTCTCTTACTTGCCCAATGATTGACAGCAAGATTGATATACTTCTCAAGGTCTTCCATATCATCGTCTGAGAACCTATCTTCATAGGTCATGCCAACTTCCTCAACATTGCAGTTATCGTTAAGATTTTCTGCCATACACCTTGTTACTTCGCTTGCCCAAATGTGCGGATAATACTCATGAATTTCTCCGATATAAACAATGTGCTCATCATCTTCAAAATCATCTTCGTCTAGTGTTACTCTTGCGGCTTGCAGACACTCATCAACAGAGTTATAGTATTCTGCATCATCCCAATAAGATGGGTTCGTCGTATAGGTATAAAATTTCATAGCAACCTCCCACTAGCATCATGTAAAGAATGTAGGTGTCTAAAATCTCCTATGTATTTAATAGCCTTTCTCTTTGATGAAAAGAATACTGCACACATTCCAAAAGGAGTATTGTGAAAAAGAACGTACTTGGCTTTGTGTCCTCTAGCACACATATTTAATTTCATATTCTGTACTTCCCTTACTCGTTGTAGCACCTCAATACAATATCACTATCTGCAACTTTGAAAAATCTCTGTAGTGTAGCATGATCTTTTGTACTCAGTTCAATCTCATCAACACCCAATAAGCAGTTGCTATGAATTTTATTTACAAGACTTTCTGCCTCAATATACATAGCAATATACCTCGACTGCTCTAGTAGAAATTTATCTGATGCTTTATCTACTTCAATCCACATTGGAACATTAGACATAATCTTTAGTGCTTCTTTTCTACAGTGTTCTGCTGTCTCTACACACCTTTTCTTAAATGTTTCTGTATTCTTGTAAAAGTATCTCATTTGCTAACCCCTCTCACAACACATTTATTCCACTACTTTTTAACTACTAATTCTCGTTCTTATGGTACAAAAGAGAGGTAGAAATCCTCAAAATCATCCACAAGATCAATCATTGCCGTTGAGTCTAAATTCCCATCATGCGCATGGAGACAACAATGTTCATAAGCAAGTTCAAACGCGCGTTCAAGAACCTCAACATTCTGCGTCTTAGAATCCAAAAGGAGGAGATCAATGATTCCATTCAGATTCTCGCGAACTGCCTGTTTATGACGATATACCTCATCAGGATAGTTCGTGCGCACACCCTGACGAAGCACATCATTATAACGCCGAAGATAGAGATCGAACTTTCGAGCGTTTTCCTCTTGATAAATTTTCTTCATAAAAACACCTCTTTCTTTCAAAAGTTTCTTTGTGTGTCATGTCAATACTTCCTCTGCCACCCCCTCATCCGTAGTATAACAGATTATCTTAATACCAAGTTCTTTTATCTTAGCCATACATGCCTTACACGGACGGGAATTATGTTGATTACCAAATCTATCTTCTCTATAAGTATATAACACAATCTTCCTTGTGTCAATACCTTTTGGCAAAGAAAGCATAGCCATCATCTCTGCGTGGAGTTTTCCATTACCCCTACAGTCCCCGCTGAACCTATATCTATTATATTCTTTCTGCATAGGATGTGTTTTATTTGTGTTCTGCCCAGTAGCAATAATATGCTTGCCATCAACAATAACACACCCAATATGGATTCTTTTGAAGTCTGATAACTTACTTACTGCTCTTGCAACTTCAAAGTACTTCCTGTGTTTCATCCTCCAACTCCCAAATCCTATCAATGAGAATATCTACAACCTCAGAACGAACATACAACCGCCTCTTCATATCATACAGCAAAATGCTGGCAAGATTAAATGGCAACATCATCTTAGCCTCATTTTCCATCTCAGAAATCTCAGCACTTGTCATACACGACATAGCACCCTTCTTGTTCTTTATATATGCGCCAATGATTGAATCTGCCTTATCCTGCAGTGTTTCGTTCTGCCTCTCCTCATACTCAGCACATAAATCTTCTCTATCAAACTCTGTGCCATCTTCTGCAATGTACTTAATCTTCATAATGTCTCCTAACTACATTTTTACTGTTATATAATGTCTCTGCTTCCCAAACAGATATTTCAGATTCCGACAAATCCTCTATTGCACACCTAAACTCCCTAATTGGGTCAATTTTCTGCCACAGTGTTAGTGTTTCTTTTTTAGCTTCATATCTTGCAACAGGACTCCCGCTTTCATCAAACAAATCCCCGTCATCACTATAGCAAATAAGTTCATATAGTGCATATCCAAGTGTCTCATATACAGCCGCGCCAACTCCACCTATAAACTTATTGCTATCAAAGAAAACAACATAGCTTGGATATTCACTTAATGTGCAGATAAGCGCCTTAGACATCATATTCAATGTCTCTCTTCAAAACTTCAATGTCACCCATAATAAGCTGTTTGATATATTCAAGAAACTCTCCCTTTAGGGTTGCTTTGATTGGTGCATTTTCATATGTAATGATAAACTCATCTGCTTCACACAGATAATCAAGAAAAGCATCTAATTCATGAATTTTCCTAAACTTATCCTCGTAACTTTTGATTGCTTCCTTAACCTCATTAATGTTCTTTGTAGTTACTCTCATTGGAATACTTCCTACCTTTCTTATTGTCTGTTCAAGTTCATCTGCACTCATATTATCTAGTGTATCAAAGGCTTCATTATAAAAACTCATTATCACACCAACCTTGCATCATAATCCTCCATCATAACATGATACCCAAGTAAATCCCTGAACCTGCTTTCTTTCATAATGAAAAAAGCTTCATCACTGTCAAGCATTATATTTATGGAATCATTAAACCCAAACATAAGTGAAAGTGCTGTTGAACTTCTGTCATCACCTTTAGCAAGTTCCAAATCAATGTCCTTATCAAGTTCATTCTTAACCCTAATAAGTTCATTTCTAAACTCTTTGGTATTTCTAATTGCTTTCATGTCTATCTCCTCCTTTGTGTATATATCATAACACACAATTTTGGAGTTGTCAAGACAAAAATAGAGGGAATTTTAATTCCCCCTTGTTACTAATACTCCAACCAATCCAAACACTGCTACTTTTAATACACTATTCTTGAATTTTAGGCTTCGGAGTTGTTTGTCTGATTTCTTCAATGATTTCGCGGCTTCGTCTAATTCTTTGTTCGCTATCTCTAGTGAGTTCTTCGCTTCGCTTGTTGATTTCTGCGCTTCTATTAACTGATTCCGCAAGTTCTTTATTTGCGTCGCTGATTCTGCTAGCTGTTTGTTGAGCATCTCTATTTGCTCTGTCAAGATCGTCGACTGTTCTCCTGCTCTCATCAAGTTTTGATTCGATTGCATCAAGAGATTCCTGAGTTCGTTGTTGTTGTTCTCTAGCACGGTTAATTGCGTCTCTAGTTCTACCAACTGAGCCTCCGTTATCTGATAACACTGCCCAGAGGAGGAACCCAGTAGCAACAACACAAACGAGAACGAAAATACTACCAATATTTTCTTTGTTTTTCTTAAAAAATTCATTCAGTTTAGTTCACCCCAGTTCATCATAATTATTACTGTTCTCATAGTTGATCATCATAGTAGTTTGCTTTTCCTCTAAGAACATCTCCACCACGAGAACCATCTGTTGCATAAGGATTAAAACTTGGTGACTCTGTTGTACCAAGATATTCTAAGTCCCAGCGCTCTGCACCATTCTTTGGGCCGTATGGTTCGTGGATGCTGTAACCATCTTCACAGTCTGCTTCTTCTCCATGTGTTAAAACATGCTTCTTATCAATAGTGAGCCATAGTGCCATTGCTACTATTGCCACAGCCTGTGCCATGACCTCAATTTGATCATGTGTTGGCGCATATTCACCAAGATCATTCGTTGTTGCCCCATATGCACAGCACAGTGAAATACCTACTGAACCAGAATTATGCTTCCATGTGTGTGAAAGAACTTCTGAGAAATCGTCTGTACTGATATAGATTTTTCCATCACCCAGTATGCTAATATGATAATCATCAAATGTCTGATCAAATCGTCCTGCTGACCAGTGCATTATGATAGATGGCTCTCTACCATACTTCTTTGCTAATGCCCAAATATCTTCTCTACTATCTTCTGCAATCTGTTTTACTTCATCTAGTGTTACATATCTTACCAACTATATCAACCTCCCTCATCATTTCCATTATACTTTGGTAGTTCTCCTTCTGGACTATTTAATTGAGAATCTATTTTGTACTTTGAATTATATGTCCATGCTAATCCTATCAATGTGGAAATAGCTGTACTCATTATTCCTAGGAACCCATATGCGGCATTTAACTCAAAATGATAACCCCACAATCCATTCATATAAAATGCAAAGAGTAAACTAGCACACCACACTAATGTGAATGCTAGTATTACTCCTGCCACAAAAAATATAATGGTTGTTTGGTTATTTTCTGCCCACCTACCAAGCCTAAGTATATTTCTTTTGATTGCTGTTACCATTGCTACATCCTTCTCCCACACAGCCCCTTGACCTCTTGTGAAACTCATGGTCTGTGATTATTGGTAGTGCCATTGCTTTTTTATAGAGAGCAGTTATAGTACCATTCCCGTTTAGGTTGTGGTATGAAGTATATAAATTCTCTATCTGCTTCATCTGTGAAATGGTTATTCCACCTATTGCAGTGAAGTATTCTGTTGACTGAGATATTCTATCTGCCAGAATTGATCTCATTCCACACTTTAGTCCTTCATATTCTTCGTCCCTCTTTTTGGATTCTATATCGTGCTTTGCCTCACGCTCTTTAAATTTTGCTACCATCCATCCGACTAATGCTACCACTATTGCATTAGCCAAAGCTAATAATATTTCCGTTGTTATCACCTTCATCCTAATGCATAGTTTATTTTATAACTCCCCGTGCCATTTAATGTAACTTTTACTGTTTCATTATCTACATACTCAACACCATATCCTGCTGGGTGTGCTGATCTCACCCACTTACCTTTTTGGTTTATTGTTAGTGTTAGATTATCTATACTTACCGTGTCCTCAACATATTTCTGGCTTAATGAAAAAGCTATTCCTAATTTACTAGCTACTTTTGTGTTTTTATCTGTTATCAAATCATGCCATAGATTTGTTGGTATTGAATCTATAGATGAATATGATATTCCTCTTTTTGGTATTTCATCTGTTTGTATTTCTACCCAATCTCCATTTTCTATAGTATAATATTTATTTTTATCTACTGTAAATGCAAATCTTATATCATTTTTTATGTCTACATTTCCCTTATACTTGTATGGCTCTGTTAGTGGTGTAAAATTTTTTGTCCACTTTGCGTATGGTACTACATTAAATTCATCTACTATTGCTTGTATTGTATAACCAACTGTGTTAGACCCAATATATTTTATACTAATTAAGGTTGATTTCTTATCTGTAACCTCTTTTACTTTCTGTCCATCAACATATAAATAAAAATTACCACCCTGTCTTACCAATGCAACATGATGCCACGCATTATCACTTAATGGTGTATTTAATGTATATGATGCACCATCAATCATTAATTTATTGGTCTGTATACTAAATAAATTTGCATTTTGTGATGTAACAATCACTGGACTTGTTGATGTTTGTGTCTGATCTGCCTTTACCCAAAAATCTGTTGTAAAATCACTAACACCAAAATCCATCTCTTTTTCTAAGAATAGTTGTCCACCAGATAGTTTTAGTGCTTTCTCACCAAATTTTTTATCTGTTGTTAATTCTACTCCTGTTGTTGCAGTCCAATTTCCACTATATATATCACTATAATCTACATCAAAATGCATTAAACTGATTACTTGTATTCTATTTTTATTTTCTAAAATGCTTGATTTAACAGATATTTTTGTAATGTCTTCTACTTGTTTTATGTTTAATAAATCTTTTGGCACCACTACTTGTGGTTTTGGTGTTAATATTACAAAACAATATGATTTCACATTTTCTTTTCCAAAAGTAGCTACTCTAAATTTACCTAGTTCTCTTAATTGCTCTCCGTTTACGGACATATCAGAACTATTATTAAATAGATTTTCTTTATCTGCTGTTGATAAACTATCCCAATTATCCGCCACTTTCTTAAATGGTACTTGATACACTGATTTATCTTCTGCTATATATAGTGTTGATAGTTTTTGAATTGGGCTTGTTGGTATTCCACTAAATGGTCTTGCATATTCCCACACTGTAAAATCTGATACAGCACAATCACCATTGTTATAACCATTGCCACCTAACACATTAAATTGGTTTAGGTTTACTATATTAGTTATAGGAAGCGATATTTTCTTCTCCCCATTAAGATATACCTCTTCTCTATAAGATGATACACAAATATATATATGATACCATGTGCCAACAATTACTTTTGTTAATTCTGGTGAACCCCCACCAGCTAGTGGATAATATGTAAGTGATCCATTATCTTGTCTAAAATATAAATAATCTCGTGTGCCAACACCGATTGGCATATACCAATTTGTATTATATTTATTTATTTTTAGAAATGCAGATATTGCAAATTCTCTTGTTGTTGGTACTCCTATTGATATATTATTTACACCATCTTTTGATGGACACTGTTCACCAAATTTACCTGTTCCTATGCTTGGCATACCATTAGGGTAGGTTACAGTATGCCCCATTAAGTCTTTCCATTGACCCGCGTCATTTATTAACTTTATAAGCATTAAACACAAACCTCCTTAACGGTATTATAATTATTAAAATCTATCTCTTCTGAAACACAAACATACCCATTTCCTAATGCTGATGGTGCTGACATATTTATTTCTGGTGATGATTTACAGTGTACTGTTCCATCAAACTCTACAAAATTTTTATTGTATTCAAACTTACTACCATCACCCGAATCAAATGTATAGGAATTCATTACCACCCCAGATGTCCCTGTTTGTAGCCATAATACATCTATTGGTGGGAAACAAAAAGTTAATGTTTCTGGGAAATTTATTGTTACTACAGACCCCGCTGTCACGTTTAATTTTGTAATCTGCTTCCACCCTGCGACACCACTGTTGCTACCACCAGATAGGCTCTCCCATTTAGTTGTATCAAATGCTACATCTGATGTATTGGTTTCTCCTGCTCTCCAAATTCCACTATTATAAATTACTGAATCGCCTTTCTTATATATTGTACTTGGCTTCCAATCCTCTAATACTATATCTTTAGACAGCTTTTCCCAATCATCTTCATCAAATGTTGGTTTAGTTGTAATAAACTTCGCTCTATATAATATTCCATTATAATACACAACTTCATGTAATCTGTACTTCTTATTTGCTTGCCAATCATTAGCAATTACATCACTATCTATTGGCATCCATGTTGATTGAAATGTTGTTGATTTTGATATATTAGATGGTGCTTTATACATTTTACCAAAATAAATTACAATATCACCCTTATTGTAATCCTTGTCTGCACTCCAATCCTCAATCGTTGTTCCAGATGGTTGTGGTTGTGGTGTTGGAGGTGTTACTGACCCACTGCCACTTATTAACTCCCAATTCTCATCCTTAAACTCTGTTTCACCCTCATGGTCTTTTTTACATCTATATATTTTACTATCATGTACTACTACATTATCTTGCTTATATGTAAAATATTTCTGCCAATTTGATATACTTGTTACATCACCTATTAACTCCCAATTATCATTTTTAAATGATGGGATTATATCATTTAATATTAAACTTCCAGTATCACCAAAAAAGCCACCCCCCATATGTGCTCCAGTAATGGAGAACCTAAATGCCCTTACCTTATCATATATTTTTAATGGATTGCTTGGTGGTAAATCACCATCATATATTTCTACTTCTGAATTATCTGTATTTATCTGTATTACTTTAAATGAGCCAAACCCCGCATTTCCCCAATTCTCTGATTTGAAAACTAGTTCATATACTAATGCCCCATTTATTGGCATTGTAAATGGTGTTGCTGGTATGTTCTGCCACGGGCCGCCACCGCCACCGCCATTAGTTGATAGTCCTATTGGGGTTGGATATGTTGTCTGATACCACTTATTAGCTACATCTGTATATCCTGCACCACCATGCAGTGATTTATGTGTTTTAATACACCTATACAGCCTTCCCTCACTTACAACAGTAACCCCCTCTTTATAATTAGCACCCTCTCTCCAATGTGGTGTGCTTGCATAAACAGGTTTTGTGTTTGAAAACTCTCCAGCAAAATCATCTGCCGTTGTAAAATCACTTGTAACATGATATGCTACATCATACATATTTATGATAGAATCTTTTTCATATGGTGTTTTCTTTACCCAATCTCTTATTGCCTCTGAGTAATCTAATGAATCCCATTCTTCTGGTTTAAATTCTGCTTTTGATTTTATTAAATCCTTTGCACGATATAATTTTCCATTATATCTTGTTATTTCACCAAATGAATAGGCTCTTCCATCGAAATCTAATATTGTATTTAGTGTTGTGAGATTTGGTGTATCTCCTATATCACGTTCCATAGTGGAACTTGTATGAGTATTCTTTACATAGTAAAATGTATCTGCATTATATGATTTTACTATTTCTCCTTTTTCATAGTTCTTACCACTTTCCCATGTGCTAATTTTTATTGTACCATTCTGAGTTAGCTTCTCCCACTTAGTTACATTAAAAACACTATCATTTGAACTTTCTTTTGCCCTATATAAATCATTCTTATACCATACAACAGTTCCCTTGAAATATTGATTACCTGCCACCCAATCAAGTAATGTTTCTATCTTCTCCCAATAGGTTGGTACTAAATCTTGATTGATTACATTTGCAATACTATAATATAATAATCCATCACTATCCCTAACCATAGTTCCTGTTGGGTAGTAATTAGCTTTATTCCATTGTGGTATGCCAGCAGTGATTACTTCATAACTATTTACATTTATATTTGCGCCTGAGTTATGTTTTGAATTAGCTTTGATTATTAGGTTTTTATGAGATAAAATTTGACCATTTTCGTAATCACTGTTTGGCTTCCACTCATTAAATAATATATAATCATTCTTAACAAGTCTCTCCCATTGACTTGCCTTGAATGTTGTTTCTTTATTATCAACTTTTGCGCGATAAATGTTTCCATCTTTTACAACTTCATCACTTACTAAGTATTGCTTGTTTGCTGTCCAATCTTTCAATGTTATCTGTGGTGTAAATCTCTGCCAACAAGTAACATCATCTATCTCTTTATTGCTTGGTACATCTTTTATGGAAACATAAATATCTCCATCTTGTGACCTAACAACTGAATTTGTAACATATTCTTTTGATTTATCATGCAACTGAATGCCAGCATTTAATGCCTCAAAATTTGTTAATTCAATATTAGCTGTTGATTCATGTGTTGTCTTAACTCTTAGTATAATATTATTATATGTTACTAACTGATTTACTTTATATTTAGTATTTGGTTCCCACTTATTTACACCAGAATCACCATTTCCACCAAGTGCTTCCCACTTTGATGTATCTGTCACTGCTGATGAATTATTTACTTTTGCCACATAAATAATTCCGTCATCATAAACCATTTCTCCTGCTTTATATTGCTTAGATGATTTATATGGTGTTATCTGATTATTGCTTATCTTTCTCCATGCACCATCTTGTACTGCGGCTTCAAATGTTACATAGTCTGATTCCTTATTACCTTTTTCCTTTTGATAAATTGAACCATCCTTACGAACAACTGATCCTATTGGATAATATAGTGCATTTATATCATGTTCTGCGATAGATGCATTTATTGGTGTTAGATTACTATTTAAATCTGTGGTTTCTATATTTCCAACAGTTACTAATGTATTATGTACTACTGCTGTATCACCATTTACATAAACTTCGGTTTTACCTCTATCCCAAAACTTTATTACGTCTGTTAGCTTTTCCCAATTAGCAAGATTAAAATTTCCTTTACTATCTATCTTCGCCATATATAGGTTTCTTGCATATTTAACAGTGTCTCCCACATAATACTGCTTAGTGGGTGAAAACTCTCCTGCTGTCTCAAATAATCTTGTCCAATTATCTACTTTAAATACATTATCAGATGTGTGTTCTTTTTTACACCCATATGCCACACCATCATTTAATACATTATCCCCAACATTATAAAATGTTTGCTTCTTCCAATTTCTTAAACTAGCAAATATCTCCTGCCAATTATCTTTATTATCTTCAAATGTGGTTGCATCATGTGCTCTTGTGCATTTATATAACACATCTCCATAATACACCATATCCCCACGTTTATAATATGCCCCACTTAGCCATGTTGATACAACACCATCTGCGGTTGTGCCTGTTGCAATATCTAACACTTGGAATTTTGCTGTCCCAGATGCAATAATAGAGCCAGTAACATTATTCACTGGCTCTGTTTCATCTGTTGTACCTGCTACCGTACAATAAGCATATTGGGATGATTTTAGATTTATATATCTTACAATATCCCCAACTGTATACTGTTTATTTGGTTTCCATAGTGTCCAATGGCTTGCATCTTGTACGTGACTAATTCCAACTAACCTATTATCTGCATCACGAATAAATTCGTTGTAGGCCTCATCCGCAAATTGTTTTTGCTCATCAATAAGTAATAAGTCTAGTTTTCTAGTTCTATCTGCCATTCAATCACCCCTTATATCTTATTATAACATATTTTTCTGAAAAAATCAAGGTTTGACATATAAGTCATATGGAATTATATCACCACTTCTAACGCGATAATACTCTGTTCTATTATTAGCAAATTCATTGAAATTAGTTCTAAATATAAACTCCTCTTCCAATACTATCTTATGATATTTTGGTGTATAGATTGGTGGTGTTGTACTATAATCTATGTCAACTCCATCTATTCTATATGCCTCATATCCTGATACATCATATATCTTACCATCTTGCCCCTTGACTTGATTTTTAGTTCCACCCTCTTTACCAACAAGAACCAATGCACCATCATCAAATGTCATTGTCTGCTGTACTGAAACTGTTGTGTCTGGTACAAATATGTTTGTCTCTTTTGTGATGCTCTCTATGTATTCCTGTACTTCTGAAACATCCTTTACAACACCAACAATTCTTGGAACATTTAGGATTACATCTTTTTCATATTTATCATATGAATATAATCCCTTGCCCTTATCTAGTGTTAATATTTCTATATGTGCTTGATTAGATTCCATAATTCTGTTTCTCATCTTTGCACAAAAATCTTCCCACTTAAATTTAAATTCTTCGTTCTGTGCAGGATACTCTAATTCAAATTCTCTGCCATTACATGAAACCCTAACAATATTTACAACACTCTCACTGGGTTCTACTGAATCTTCAAGATGTGACCTAATGTTATAATCATTAAACTTGTTTCTTGTCTTTACTCTAAATATAATACCACATGTAAATATAGTACCTGCTGGGAAATTATATTTAAACTCAGACTTGTTTCCCTTATCTGCACTAAACTGTAAATTACCCATTATTGATGGGCATTCTGCACGCCTAGCTGTTAGCATATCATATGTCTTATTCTTATCAAATGTCTGCTCTTTATCTGGTGTTCCTGTAGTTATTTCTAGTGATTCTTTTGATGTACCACCGTTTCTAGCTACTGGTAACCCCTTATTTACGTCCTGCTTTATATCAAAGAAATAACAGTATGATGATGAGTAGTGCTTCTTAGGTATGGTATCAAAAATACCCCTAATTACATTCTTCAATAGGTAATTACCATTTGGTAATTTCTCTATGCTATCATATGACATTATCTCCCCATCTGATACTAATAGATTCATTCCACTCTTATTATTTATAGAGTTCTTATCTGCATTTATAGTATTTAGTTTATCATCAAATAATCTATCTGTATCAAGTCCTATTGATTTTATTTCTATTGTCTTTTCTATTCCATAGACCTCTTCTGTTCCAGCTACCATTCTTGCTACCATAGACCAATTAGATGTGTTTACCGTCTTATCATATCTTCCCTCATTATGCCGCCACACATGCCATGTATTAGTATACTGGCTTGGCTTTGATGCCCATGCACTAATATATGTATCTAATGAGTATGTTGATTCATATGGCATTTCCATAAATAGGAAGTTTTTAATATCCTCTGGAACCTTCTCTGGCTCTGTCCAATCTGGTATATCTGCATACTTATAATCTGTGTATTCAAATCCAAATACATCTTCTACTGCTGTTACTGTTATAGTCCCCTCTGTTAATGAACCATAATCAACATCAGTAACCCTATATACCTGTCTATTTATCCCATATGGCTCCCAAGTTATTCTTATTGGTTCTCCTATGGTTAGGTCATATGCTGACCTATTACATTTGAAGTTCACAGACGATAGTGGATACCCAGCAGATAATAGCTGTGTTTGTGCCATATATCTAGCATTATCTCTTGTTGTGAAATATGACCCATCTACTGTACTTTCTTGATACCTGTGTGTAATTAACTTATTTGATAAATCATTTACAGTTATCGTACCATTATCATATTTATTCTCTGCATCTGTAAATGTTAGTGCTATTGCAGATGTAGTTTCTGACCAATCCAGCCTTGAAAACTCCATTGATTCACAATTAGATGTATCAAATTTCTTTATCTTATCTACATCATAATCATTTCTTATTAACTTAAATGTTAGCTTTCCTGTCTTTGGGTCATCAAACTTTACAGCGCTTATATGTGCTAATATATTATTTATATAATCTCCTGCTTTAGATACACTATTTATTAAGCAAGAAATTCCAAGTCCTTCTTTTTGACATGTTAGTCCCAATTCTACTAGGCTTTCTTCATCTATAACATCATCTTCTGAATTATAATCACATCCCCAGTAGTTATTAGTTAAAATCTCGTAAATAACCTCTGCTGGATTTGCATCCTGCCCAATCATTGGATCTAGTTTCTTATCCTTATATTTCTTAGATAACTTATCTGGATAATTTACTACCTCAAACCACATTTCTGGGATGGTTGCTTGCTTTCCTATATACGCCCCAGTTTTCTTATCCTTATTTGATACTACACATGTTAAATACATTGGATATTTAGGTGTTAATCCTTGAAGGTCTGTGGGTATTGTGCTCACTCTCATTTGATCTTCCATCCAACTATCTTTTGGCTGTGATGTGTTTCCAAAATAATACCTAACTTCTCCAATGAAGCCACCACCCTCATCAACACCGCCAAACATACCATCATCATTTATATATGCGGCAAGTCCTTGTTGATTTTCTGCTTCCCACGCAATTTTATTATTATTATCCCAAACACCTTTCTCTGTAGAATCTTCTACATTAGAATCATATACATTCATCCATAGTTTCTTTACACCTATATTATCTCCAGTCCAGCAAATAATATGTTGCCAACCTAGATAATATTTGAATCCCTTCTGGATTGTGGTTCTTCCTAAGTGTTTTGCAAATAACAACATTAATAATGTTAATAACGCATTATAAACTGCCATCATTATCATTTTATTTTTAGCACCTTGGGTTGTTTCTGTACCTGGCCCTGCTGGTGTAAATACTTTATTTGGTGTGATTAGTATTGCTATTATGGTTATAAGTAGTGGGATTAAAATATCCTTAACATTTATTTTACTATGCATACCATATTCTTCTGTATATGGATCTGCTCTAAATGCCCCATAATATGATATTATTGGATTCTTTATCATCACTCTTCCTAGTGCTACTGGTATTGGGCTACCTATACTATTTGTATTATCTGAGGTAAATCTTGAAGCCTTTTGTGTTGTTGTGCTTCCCCTATTTTTCCCCCTATTAAATAACATAAGGAGTAATGTGCTTACTCCCCAGCCTATCCAAGGTGACATTCCATGTGATTTTTCTCCTGCTGATGTTGTCTGTCTCTCTGCCACTTCTTATACTCCTATCTGATGAATCTTACCCATCTAGTTCTTCCACAATCATATACAACATACTTATTTTGATAAGAAAAACTTTCTGGTTCTTCTTGACCATCCTCTATATACCCATATTTTTTCATCCAAGAACCATCTCCCCATCTATTATCAGTATATTCTATATCCCCCTGTGGAATACTAAATACTTGCTTTATATTCTCAAAAACCTTATCCTTATCATCCTCGTAATCCTTATCAAATATTGTTATGAGATTTATTCCTTTACTTTTTGCTAATAGAAATTTATCCCTATGATAATATTTATCAACATTTTTATATAATCCATTTTCTGTGGCATGATATGGAGAACCATTATACTCAATGCCAAACTTAAGTTCATCACAATATAAATCTATCTCTTTTCCATCAAGAACTTTTGATTTAGTAAATTTCTTACCAGTTAAATCCTCTATAAAATCTTTTATCTCCAACTCGGGTGCAGAACCAACCTTTGATACATTCTTACAACCACAGGATGTGGTTTTTCCATAAACAAAATCTGAACTATGTACCTTTTTAATATTGCCACAATCACATTTACAAAGCCAATCTGAGTTTCCAACATACTCAAATGGTATTAAATTACCAAACCTTATATTTGAATAATCTTTAGCACAAACGCCTTTTTTAATGCAACCACAAGATAATACATTGCCCCTAGCTAAATTACTAGAAGAGGCAATCTTTTCCCCTCCGCAATCGCATTTACATTTATACATACCATTACCAATATATTTAGTAATCACCAACTTACCAAATCTATGACCAACTTTATATTTATGTAATTCACATCCACACGATTCCTTCTTATGTACTGTTACAGTTCTCATTTCATATACAACTTCATTTCCACAATCACATTTAAATTTCCAATGTGAACGACCACCTTTATCAAAATGATCTAAGCACACTGCCACAAGATGATTAAATCTTCTTCCTGTTATATCTTTTGATATTTTTCTTCTGTGTAAACAACCACATGATTTAACTTTTCCGCCTGTTAGTTTATAGGTAGGAACTTCTTTTTCTCCACCACATACACACTTACACAACCAATGTTCTCCACCTGCATTAGAAATAACGGTCAAATCTCCAAACTTATCACCTATTTTTACTTTACTCATATCAAACCCCTATATTATGTATATGACCTTTTGTGTCCCTCTGCACAACAGCATCATCAACCCAGTACGCTGGGCGATTATCAACTGCGTGCTTAAATGCATCATATGGTTGAATATATGGTATTCCACTAAAATTATCCGTGTTATTGAATTTTCTATGACACACTGGAAATAGACAATCACATCCTGGATATATCATAAATTCACCCAATCTATCTGCTAAGTTTATTGGATATTTTATTATAATATAATTATCTTTATGCTCCTTTATTCCGCGCTTTACATTACCCATTACTAGATACCCATTTGTGAAATATCCGCTTTCTTTCGTGGCCAGTTCATGTGATTCTATTTTTAATCCCTTAAATCCTGCTGTGTGTCCACCTATTATATAACAATGTAATCCATAGTTATCTGCTGATAACCCACACTTTGCATCATATATTGTGTTTTGACAAAAATATGATAGCTTACCAACTGGTATCTCTCTTGATAATATATTTTCAATAGTTATGGTTAGTGTTGCTTCACTTCCACTAAATACTACTTGACTTACTATTCCTCGAAGTATTCTCACATATTCATTGTTGTGCATACGATATACTTCTACTTTTACTGTATCTTGTTCTGGTGGTGCTCCTTGATATAATAATGCCACATTATTAGTTCTATTAACTGTTATGGTACAATTTTCTACTGTTCCATTGCTATCACCAAGTTTTAGACTATCTCCACGCTTTATATAGTCTGGTTGGAAGTTGTACCACTCTGTTCCTATCTGTATATACTGGTATCTATAAGAACTTGTATAACAGAAATTCTCTCCATTATATTTAAATAAATATAGTTCAATAGGCTCTGCATTTTCTATTGATACTTCTTGATTCTCATATCCTGTTATTGGCACTACTTCTCACCTTCCTTCTTTCCTATTTGAGGGTCATTTACCTCTTTCGTTGTCATAGTAACTTGTGCTATTGTATTTGCTTCATAATTTAATTGCATAGCATCATCGTTAAATCTTACACAATTAAAAAATGAACACATCAACACATCTTCTTTTTTAGCATTAAATCCAACCATATCTTCAAATATTATCTTACCATATGTTATGTCATCTTTTAGCGTTTCATATGTATATGTTTTTATTTTCAATACATGAGATTTAAAATCTCTTGTAAATATTACAAGACTTTTCTTTCTCCCATTTGTCAAATAGAATTTATATAGTCTATCAAAATTAGTATATATAGCATTATCTCCCGATTCTATATCTCTGTCTACTTGAAAATCATTTGCCCATGTTGGCATATAAAAACTCTTATACATACCACTCATTCGCATAAAAAATTTCTTATAATTATTTATCTCTTTCTGATTCATTAAATACAATTCATAAGTATGTGTATCATAACTTATTGAATTTATTAAATCATAATTAAATATTCCAGTATCATTATCTAATCTTACTACACCCTTATCTACTGATAAACTTACTGAACTATCTTCAATCCATTGTGGTGTTCCTAGCCACACCTCTTTACCCTCATATGTTTCTGGTAATCTCCATTGGTTGTATCTTTCAACATCTGTTTGATATTCATGTTCTATCATATATGGTAAATTGGTTTTTACTGAGTTATTTAAATCCTCAAATGAGATTCCAACTTCTGTTCCATGATTAAATATATATTGAAGTCCTGCATTTGGCTGAACTGAACATTTCTTTAGTGGGAATATAAATGTATTCTTTACATATAATGGTCTTTTTATTCCTTTCTTTAGCATTATCTTTTCATTATCATATCTATGAACCTGCTTTACTATATTTACCTTATCATTACACACATCATCATGGAAAAATATCATTATATATTCTGCATCTAATAAATTATATGCATAATCCATATCTATATACAAAGCCTTACTGTTTGGTATATAATCTTCTACTAAGTATAGTGGTTGTTGCCACATAGGTACATAATATGTATCCGTGTGTCTCATTCTAAGTATTCCTCTTAAATATTGTGCTTGATACATATCCATAGCTGAGTAATCATAGGTGTAATATCTTCTAGGAACTTGTCTTGTTTTTATTCTCTGCTCGTCCCCATTATACATTTTTAATATATTAGTTTTATACTCTATCTTTTCCGTTATCTTTGTATTTGCCAATAATTACTCACCTCCTTAATATGAAAAGTTCGGTGACAATTCTAGAACATCTGGTATGTTCTCATTCTCTTCCTCATCACGCTTTAGTGTCAAGAATTTATATACTCCCCAAATAAGCCAAGGTTCATATACTGGTCTATTATTTAAAAACTCATCCTGCCTCAATACTGGACACAACCACGGAAACAGTGTTATAGACAACATTGGCAATAATATATGATACTGTAATGCTTTTCCTTTAAATATTGGCTTATTATGCTTTGCATCCATTGCCTTTATATGATGTCCATATAGTTTATTTATTTCTGGTGAGTATTCTTGATTTCTTGGTAATCTCCATACTTGCCCAACATTATAAATTTCTGAAATTACTAACTTCTTCTTTATAATATATTTCTTAAATTTAGTTGGTGCATATGGTATAATTGCTCTTGTCTCATTATAATTATGTTTATTATCTTGATTATATTTATCTCTTCTACCTGTAACAAATATATTTACTATTGGTGATTCACCATATTCTTTTTTCTGTGTTCTTGCAGGAACTATGAACGTACTCTTTAGTTGCTTTGCATCTAATATTACTATAAATTGATGGCTCTTATGCACCTTAAAATCTATATGCATATCTGCTATACTTACTACATTAGGTACATTATATACAACTGCTCCATGCTCGTTATATATATTAAAATCATGCCTACCTGCATGATATATGTATTTATGTCCATCTATTAATGTCCAAACTTTCTTTCCGTCTGGCTTCCCATATTTTAATTTTAATGCATACCACACAGAAAGGGATATTTCATCCCCATGTAATTGCTTTTCACCACTTCCAAGCATATCACAATCTTGAATTAATATCCCATTAAAATATGGTTTTACAAACCAAATAAGTTCATCTGTTTTTGGCATGACTGACTGGGTAATATCTAATATACATGCCTTATTACTCATATATTATACCCCATAAGTTCTTGATGTATCTGTAGTTATATCTCCTGCAAAACTATCTGAATCATCCTCATTCTGCCGAATACTTATTGCGTCATATCCATATCTGCCACGCCTCATTGAGTGTGAGAATATCTGGCACAAATCACCAGACCTTGGATAACTCATCTCATATACACCCGTTGATTGCATATTTAGATTACAAGCAAAATATACACCAGCTACCTGTCCCGCACTTGCATAGTTATTTAATACATCTGGGTCTACTCTTACTGCCATATATATTGGCATATTTAGAGTTAGGCAATTAAGTGTATTTATATTTCTACCCCAATCTAATTTTCCTGCTGATTGTAGTGAAATGTAATTTGGAATCTCACCATTACCACCACCATTTACACGAACTGGAAGTGACATTGGTTTTCCTGTTACATTATCTGAACCACTACTTGCCCACCTAATTTCTCCACGCTCTTTATTTGGTGCCTCATCTATATCAATTCTTAAGAATGTATTAGAGATTGTACCACTACTTAAAACTGGCAATATACTTCCATCTGATATTGTATGAAATGATGAATAGTCTTTCTTTGGGTTACCATCCTTATCTATTGGAAGTGGGTGTGTCACATAGTCTCTTTGAATCCTAAATATCTCACCAGCTTCTTGCATTAGACTTGGTACTGATGACCCACTGAAAAACACTCCACCTTCCCACGAATCATACTTATATAAATTACCAAATACTAAATGTACGCACCTATAATCATGTCCCACTCTTACATCCCCACCAATATTTTCTGCCACGATTGAGAATATAAGTGTATCCGATGGCTTTAATATATTATTACAATATAACTTATACTTATTTTTATTTACTGCCTCTGGTGTATTTGAACCCTCAAGTGTTTGTTCTGTATCTTCTCTTGGTATTACTGGAACCCACACTGCCTGTACTTCTTTATTTCTAAACTTTGTAGGTACTTGGAATTGGTTATACCATCTCTGCTTCTTAGAATAACCTTCTCCAACTGTTGCCCCAATTCCATAAAAATTCTTATGCTTCTGTGTTTTTATAAAATCATCATCATGTGCATCCATATCTGCATCATCATTTAGCCCAAATATATTTGTACCATTTGCGCTTCTTAAATATATAAAATAGGTGTTGGTTCTATCCATAAACACGAACTTCTTTCCGTCTACAACATCTCTTTTATATATGTTTGTATCATCCTTTAAGTCCTCTACTACAGAATATCCTTTTGCCTTTATATATTCTACCATCTTAGCAAGAACTTCATTAGGATTCTTTAAGTTATCATATACTACATATGCCAATATATTACCCCCTAATCCCAACAATGCTTGTTATTTCAACATCGCCCCTGTCTTTTAGTTTCAACGTCCGATCTGTATCTATAATTATATTATACACTAAATTACTATCTCCTGTCAAGTTTACGGGGCTTTTATCCATAAATGATTCTTCTAATTTCTCAACATTTATGGTATTGACAATTCCTGTATTTGTCTTAATTATTATTTTATCAAAATCTAATATTCTACCATTTAAATTTATTATATCATGATCAACAGATTTTAATAATTCCAGCTTCTTATAATACTCTAACATAATAATTGTACTGGTTTTTCCCATCCACCTATTTACAAAAATGCTCTTGGTAATATTCTCCCCATCACGTTCTATGACAACATCACCATCTTGCCGACCAGAATCATTTATTAAATTTACACTATCAACCTCAATAATTCCAGATAATGTATTTGTATTTTGTGGTTGTCTTGTAACATAAAAAATTAGTGGAAATTTTACAACAGTATTGTCCAAGCTAGATAGCATTGTATTATCAAATCTGTGTCTTGTATAAGCCTCACCTATTGAATATTCTGCAATATAATTATATTTTGGAATGCCATCTATTGCATATAATTTTGGATAGCTAACTTTTGTACCATTATCATCAAAAAAATCATCTAAATTATATTCATCCTGCAATATAAATGACATATCCATCCTATTTTTTATAACAAACCTATTAAACATAATATATGATACAATTAGGAACCAATGATAATAACAAAAATGTTTCCAATCATTTCTTAGCATATAGAAAAACCTAAATCTTTTATCTGGTTGTCCATTCTCTGCCACAGCTATAAAATTATTTGTAGCAACAACATAGCTTTTACTGTCCTCCACATAATTTAACTTTCTTGCATATATGAAATGTGGTTTATTTAAGTGAAACATTCTTCTGTTATTATAAAAACACATTGAAAAATATCCCTTATTATATGTTATTAATATATTATCCCCACTTACTGGTGGCCGCATAAAACATCTCTTTCTTTCATGAACCAACCTTCCAGTAAAATAATCGCTTGTTTGAAATTCTGGATTCCCTAAATATTTTGTCAAATTATCAATACCACCTGCTACTTCTGGTATTACCTGTGATACTGATGCCCCATATTTCTGCTGTTCATATAGCTTAGTTTTATCATATTCATACATTAAGTCATACCACAACTCATATGAACAATCATACTTTCTCTGCCTATACAAATCTGAGGATGCTGACCCCATTTTTTCATACTGATAAAATCTATTATTCGTATTACAAACCTCTAAGTATAGATAAACCTTTGCCCTATTATCATATAAAACAACAAAATCTTTTATATCTCTATTTATAAAATCTGACCAACCACGTAAAAACTCTGGTGATAAATTATTTGGAGCGCATCTAGATGATCCCAACCCCCCTTTACCTGCAACATATGGTACCAGTGTTATCTTTTGCTTTTCATGATTGGTTGTTAGAAATATTCTTTCTGTTTTTGGTGTGTCCTCATCAGTACCACCCACATATATTAAATCATCTAATTGCTTAAACTCATATTCTGTTCCACCTACTCTTGTTTTATTAATCTTCCAACTAACTGATTCCTCAACAAGTTCAAGTCCAAACTCAATAAGAGATTCCTTTAATATTCTAAGAGTTTCTAACCAAGTCTGCAGTTCACTTTCATAATCCATAATTTTATCAAGTTCACTGCTTGTATATTCTATCTTCATATTAACTGTCTCCTAATCTAATAAGAGTTCTATATAAAATCTTATTTCTCTTTTCATCCATCTTCTGCTTCTCATATTCCTCCACAGTTAATAGATGTTCCCACTCTTCATTTACAACATCTAAATGTATTTTATAGTGATATAATCTTTCATCCCACACACACGGTAGATTAAAATATATGCCATCATTTAATTCTATTATGCCTAGTGGCATTTGATAATCATAATGTATATATACATCACTTATGCTTCCAAGTATATAATTTACTTGATCTTGTCCCCTAACTGCAACAGATATATCATCCATTTGAATGTTGTATTCTCTTGATTCTTCTTTAATCTTATTTTCATTTTTAATTTGATTTACAAAGAATCTCTTCTTTTGCCGCATCGAATTTTTGGTCAATATAAAATCTGGTGTATAATCAGATGGTTGTGCTAATCTTGTTGCAAATGTTGGAGCACACCCACCACACACAGGATATGGCTTTACTTCTGCTCCTTGTTGTAATGTATATATGCTTCTCCATTTTGAATCCTCACATAATACCTTAAAATTACTCCACTGAGCATCATAAAACTGTGTTGGATTTATTATATCAGAATTAGACATTGCTATATTTTGAACATTTAAATCATACACATTCCCAGCAACATATGTTAAACAACCACCCCCAGCGGGCTGATATACATATATATCATTTGCTAGTGCTGTTGTTCCACCCGCTACATATAGGGAGTATTTTGTGTTGGTTTCTTTGTGTGATTTTTCAAATCTTCCAAATGATATTGCAGAATATATTTCCTTCTCCCCATTATCTGGTTGATCTAAATGCATTATAACACTTGCTGATGTATTATCTCTATGAACAATAAATTCTATTGGACACTTTACCTCTTGCCTGTTCTTATATTGCTCTTTATTTTCCTCTGATATAACAAACCACGGGCTTCCAGTATTATGAAATACTGGTGGACTAACCATTTGTACCTCATGTCCACCCGATGGACACCACTCTCTTATCTTTAATAAATTACAAAACTGACTTGCGTCATCATTACCAAGTTTCCATTCATCATAACAATTTGCACCAAAATACTCACAAGAAAATGATGTTTCACTAAACCCAAGTGATGCTGTTACAGTAATTATTTCTCCACTATTCTTGAACAAATTCCAACTTCTTCCATCATTACAATATTTTGAATTATATCTCCATGCTCCATGTATATCCCCATCTTTATATGATGTTTCATTGGTTTTCCCATCTCTTTTTGTATATGCTGTCCATGCGCCAAAATACTTTGCGTATATTGTATCATTCATATTCTTCCCAACAAAATAATGATTAAATGTTAAATAATATGAATTTTTCTTTATATTAAACAGATTTTCTATAACATATCTCTTTATCTTATTATAGATAAATTCTGTATATCTTTGTGTATAATCATCAGTCTTTATAATATAATTTCTAAAATACTTTTGTGATAGTGGCTCATCCATCTTAGTAATATATAACCAACCATATTCTTTTCTTATCTTTTGTTCTGCATTTGATTCACCCATAGCACAATTATATTTCTGTATATTTAAGTGCTTATATAAAAAATCATCTATACAAAACAGATTAAACCCATAATCATCGTAACTAACTGATTTTGTGTACTCACTATTTGCTATGATTGGTTTTCTTTCTGCAACATCTTCATCAATATCTGCTCTTGGTGTTCCAACAACACAACACTTTATATTATTTAATAAACAAACCTCATCCAACTCTTTTAATTTTTTTCTTGAATCTGTTGTATTCTCTATCCCATTACAGATTAAATAATCTATATCTTTATGTGCCTTTACATATGTTAATACTTTATCAAGTGTATTTAATTCTGTAGCTGTGTCTGAATAATCACCAATCACATCTATTGTGGCGGTTTGGAATATATCTCTTAACTCTTTGGCCAATGAATAATACTCAACTCGATTTAATTTATCTTCTGCTTTCAACATTAACTTATCATATGTTGATGTTTTATAAAATACATTTTCTGACATTAACCACTTATCACCAATAATAGCTATCTTTATTACTTCTTCTCTCTGCTTTATTGGTTCTAGTGGTACTTCATATGTGCTCCCATAAAATGAATGGAAGCGGTCATCGACCTGCTCCCATCTTTGTATGGTTTCCCCACTATCAAATTTTGCACTACCATTACCATATAGGTGTGCTATATTGCAAAAGTATTTATCAAATTCTGCAAAACTTGTCATTTTATTTATTTCATACATTTACATTATTTCCTCCCCTATATAATATGATAATCCATAATTATTTAAATACCCATAAACATCATCTGTTTTCATTGGTGAATCTATGTAGTGTGTTCCAGTAAACGGAATCTCTGTACTACACCATTTTTGATTTATTGTGTATGGATTCTTTCTCTTACCCAATGAAAAACAACCATAATATCCATCAACTGTATCCCTTGGTGTTAATACATGTAAACTGCTCATATTATACATACTACAGAAATTTATTCCATGTGTCATTCCTATTTTGCTAAATGTTCCAAATGAATCATCTTTTGGGTCATTCTTCCCATCATCCTCTAACCCAACTGGATTTCTTCTAACATAAAATATAGTTGGAAGTAATTCTGTGCTTGGAAATGCTTGATTTATACTTGCATTACATATTCCTGCGCTTCTTGATATTTTCAGATTCTCAAACTTATTATCTTTATAATTTGGAACCTCTTGCACAAATCTATATGAATCTAAATCTGGGTTCCAAAATACCCCAACCCCATCTTCTGTTGTATGTTCTGTTATTGATGTAAATAGTGGTTCTGCACTATAATTTACATTCATCGGACTTGTTACTATTCCACCATACTTTGCATGTACTAATGTTCCTGTACTTCTATTTTTAACATCATACCTTGCTAGGTGGTCATAAAAATTTGTAACAAACCACGAATTTGCCCCATGTACTTCTACCATTTTCTTAGTAGATAATCTCATCATTTTTGTAGTTTTTTTATCTGAATCATCTACTATAACTTTTACTGCCCCAATTAGGAAATTATTATTTGTATCACCAAAAACACTTACTGGTGCTGTATTTGTGTTTATTTCAACACCGTCTAGGTCATCACTATCTGCTCCCTGTTCTAGTGTTGTAATATGATGAATAAATTTATTATGCCATAACTCAGATATTTCTCTTAATATATCATCTGATGGATGCTTCTTATTTTTCATCCTATCATATAATTCTTTTATCCTATTCGTCATTTTTTCTATATCATCTTTTATAGCATCTTCTAATTGCTCATCAAGTGGTTTTTTAGGTGGTGCATATATATCATCTTCTTTATGTAATGCATCATCTATTTTCTCTTGCTTTGCCTTTTCTAGATACTCCTTAGTTTTTTGGGTTATAGACGCTTTAAATTCTTCCATTATCTTTTTTAGCGCCTCTTTAAATTCCGCATCATCTTGATAAGGTTCTCTATCTTTTAGCATTTCATATAGCTTTATTAAATCAACTAACTTCTCCGCCTCTTCTATTACCCTATCATATTCTCCTACCCAAACATCACCAACACCTAGTTTAGTGTATAGTGGTGTTACATCATCATATTCATCTAACCCATAACCGCTTCCATGTAATGTAGCCTTTTGTGCTAATATAGCAAAACCGCCCTTTATTAGCTTATCTTCCTGTTCAAGAAACCCAAATGAATAATGTATTGATGTTTTTGGATATTCATCTGTGGTTATTACAAATGAAAATAATCCCCCATTATAAAAACAATCTAAGCACAACACCTTCTCACCCATTGGTGCGGCCAGTGAAAATGTCACCCTTACTGGGTACTTTCCAACAACCCTTCTTGGTGTTTTCTTAAACTTCCTAATCTTGTTTATGCACTTTGATATTTCATCTCTGTAATACTCATCTGCAAATTCCTTATAGTATAGTTGTGTACTCTTTATTAGATTGAATGCTTTTGCATTTGCTTCTTGCACTCTTGCCCTTGCCTTTGCCGTATTTATATCATCTAGTGTATTTACATTCATATCTATATGCTGATGTGAATATAGCATATAATCTTGCGCTTCTTCTTTTTTATGTGGACTGTCTATAAAATATGCAGATGCACTTAGTTCATTATTTATGATCACTTTTATGTACATCTTTTTCTCTGGATAGTCTATTCTCATTACATTCCCAGATTCAGTTATTTTTCTATCTGCAAGAACATCTTTTATAAACTTCTTTGCTTCCTCCTGCCATGAACCAACATTCATTATTCGTTTATGCATATTATACTACCAACTCCTTAAATGTTAATCCTGGATTAGCATTACTAAATTTATCTATCAACTCTTTCTTGCAATAGAATATAACTCTCTTTGCTTCCATACTTATATCTGTGACATGAAAATCTGTTGAAGAATATACATATATACTAACTTGATTTAGTTCTGGGTCTGGCTCAATATTCCCCCCATTATCCTTTGTTTTAAGGTCTGGAATATTATTTAAATATAAATGTGTTACAGATTTACATAGATGTATTTTTAATGGAAAAAAAGATTCCCTTATATCTATATATGCAGACTTCCTATTCCCAACAAAATAAATGTTATCATAAGAAACTAAGGGAAAATGAATCCATGTTCCCTTATCTTCCACCACACACTTATTGTGTAAAATTAAATTTCTATAATTTTCCCTTTTTAATAATGATTTATTCAGAGATATATTCTCAGTTAAGAAAAAATCCCCATCTTTATTTTCTCTTGTAATATACCACATAATATTTGTCCATGTCTGTGGAGGATTCTTAAATATATCACCAAATCTATTATTGATTCTAAACCCCATCAAAAAAACGATGGCAGTTGTTGTCTCATATTTCTTTTGTATGCCATCAGTATATAGAGGAACCCTAACTGATACATCATTGCCATTTTCATCCTTTTGTGATTCCTCTTTCGTTTGGAAAAATCTTGGAACATACAATTCAGCATTATTATCTATATTTATTCCCATTCTTCTTATTTTTGATGAAACCAATTTCTTATTACCCGTAGGTGTTCCATCTGTATTGTATACAGGAAGAATCTTCTCATAATCAATTTCTTCAAACCCCTGTATAAAACCACCATAAGTATTGTTTACGTCACTAAAAAATATAAATCTTTGTTCATAACTATCATTATTCTCCGCATATATTTTTATTGTATAAAATCCGATCTCCTTATATCTATGACGCATCCTATTTCTGTATTTATAATATCCAATTTTATCACTATAATATCTAAATTCACCATTTAAATCTTCCCAGCCATTGTATGATTCTGGTTCGGTACCATCTCCCCAATCTACTAGCACAGTTCTACCATCCACATAAAACTGTAACTCAACAATTCCATAATTTGTGGCACCTACATACATCTCCATTATCAATCTCCTAGCATTGGTACTTGAATTGTTTATAGATATTTTATCTTCAATCTCTAAATCAAAATCACGAACCTTGTCAATCTCCCCAGTCTTTATGAGTAATTTTGTGTTTATTTTATTCTTATTTACTTCATGGTGATTTTCTAATAAATGATAATCTTGATATGCCTGTTCATTTGCTACACCTGTTTTTTGCACAAGTCCAGACTCTCCTTGTGCATTTTTTCCGCCCCAATATATTCTTCCTGTGTACCACTTATAATGCCATAGACGCTCATCCCAACCATTAGGAACTAATACATACTTATCGTTTCCATATATTACTTCTCCACTCTCTTTATCAAAATCTGGTACTATATAACAATTCTCTATTGTGCCATGAATATTTCTCTCATCTCTTCCCTCAGAGAATTTTACAGAAACTTCTATATTATTTTTCAATAAGTGCCTATCTTTTAAATTATATTTTGGCCTGTTTGATCTATACATTTCACCCATATATAACTTTGGTTTATGTAAATGACTTTGATGTTCATTAACTAATGGTGTTGGATAATTTACAGGAACTCCCCACTGATATATAGTTCTGCATGGGTCATAATATTGATATTCTGTATATGTTTGTGATTGACTAAATACATCTCTCCACTTACCATCATAGCACAACACCCTAAAATTAGACATGTGTGCTCCTCCAAAATCTGTTGGGTATGCAAGATTGCTGTTTGACATACATGGATTCTTCATATCAAGCATATATCTAAGCCCATTTACATGTTGCTCTTGTGGATAATAAACCCACACATCTGGCACTAATGCTTGATTACCACCTGCCACATATAGTGGTGGTAATGTTGAGTGTGTATCATACTTAAAACATCCAAATGTTAGTGTTTGCCAACAATCTTTATATATCTTACTCTTGTCTTTTATTCTAAATACTATCGTTGCACTTCTATTTGACTTTGAAAAATAATACTTAATCTTATTATCTTTTCCAATACCATACTCAGATTTATTTCTATCTGCAATAGTTAACCACGGACATCCTGTTCCTGGGTATTCTGGAATATCCATTCTTTGATATGGGCTTCCACCCCTAAAATCCCAGAACGGTAATAGATTCATATGATTGGTTCCATCATCTGCCTCACTTTGACATGTTATATTTCCCTGCTCACACATCCATAAATCTCTGTCATATGACATATGTAGCCCTGTTGCTATCATTTCACCTGTGTCATTAAATGCTTGTATTCCACCCTTACCAGTGAAACTCCTTTTTCCAACACCTTGAATTTTATTTATTTCTTCACTCATCACATTATGCTTTGTGTTGAAAAACTCACTATAACTGCTACCAGTTATTCTTCTATATTGAAATGATGCATAATAACACGGCCTATATGTTTTTAACATTACATTCATGATAATATCTAGCTTTTTCATGAATCTGCTAAATGGTTCAATATCTACATGCCTCTCTTTTGGATATGATGGCTGTTGAACTCCCTCTGTTGTATATACCTCATTTAATTTCAATGATCCAAAATTATCATGAAGTGAGTCATAATTAACCACTGAACTTATATCAAATTCATCTTCAAAAAAATTAGAATCCATATAAGCATCAAACTTAAATGATTTTGCCATGTCTAACTTATCTTTATCTCTTCCAAAATAAAACAATCTTAATTCTATATTATTCTCTACACAAAATTTCCTCAAGTTTGTATAATCATGTGAAAATGATAAGCCGCCAAAAAAAATTACATCTGGCAACTCATGCACACCCATCAAATAATTAAGTAAATCACTTTCTGAAGTTGTTATTCTATATTTATAAGGATAATAATTAGCCATTTCCTTATTAAAATCTAGTGAATATAAAACGACATCCTCAACCACACTTCCAGTAAATATTTTCTGAAAAATATTTGATACCTTTGGTTTATATATTTTTTCACCAATCTCAACAAAATTATCAAAAAAATCTGATGAATCTACTATCCACACCTTCTTATCATTATACCCATTATATGTATATGGTGCTAGGGGAATCTTTAATGTTGACCCAAAAAATGAATCACTTCTATCATCAATGAGTTGCCATGAGACAGTAGTTTCATTATACTTTTGTGCAAACACTAAAAATTTATCTAGCATTTCCTTTAGGGATTCTACCTCCCCTGTCTCATACATCATATACTTATTATTCCCCCTCTATCTTAACGGCAAAATATGTATTTGCTCCCCTATCCATCTGTGTATCAAATACTATAAACTTACTTCCATCATATTGCAATATTCTCTCTGCATCAATATCTCTTGCACCTGAAATCCAATAACAACCTCTCATAATACCATTTAGGTCTACTGGGTCATTTGTTTGTAACATAATAGGAATCAGCAAGAAATTATCTTGATTAATTGAATCTGTTTCTTTATAGTTAGGAATCAACTTCTTATTATGTGATGTATATGGAAATACTGTTCCTGCCGATGATGGGCTTGGATTTGGTTTACTTGCATCAAATGCTCTCCAATTACCATCTGCCCTGCGTAGCCAACCACTTCCACCATGTGGAAATACAAATGACCCCAATCCTGTATTTACCCATTCTTTCGTTCCTGCTATTGTGTTTCCACACACATACATTGGATATGGATATTGGCGCTCACTTGCTATTGGATTCAAAAATCCTAAATACATTGATTCATAAATAATTGACATACGGCAAACCACTATGATTCTATATGTATCTACAAATATCCAATAGAAAAATCTTTCATTCTTTGTGATCGTAAATGCAGGTTGATTACTCTTATACTCTGGTAAAAAGTTCTCCTTCTCATCATCATACTTACCCTCTGATTTTAAGTATTGCTGTAAACATCCAGGCTGTTCAAAAAACCCTAGCTTATCATCATAACCAACAGACGCATCTATAATTAACTTATTCTCTAGGTTATGATAACTTATCATTATATAAATCTTGTCTTGTCCACTTCCACTCCCGCAAAAAATATAGGTATCATCTGATAGCTTATATGGAATCCACCCAACATGTACGAGTGCTTTTCTTATCTCATCAAATAATATGCCTACACTATATGTGTTACCAGATACAAACAATTACATTCCTCCCCCCATTAAATCTTTTAGCATTCCATTAATATCTACCTTACTGAAATCAATATCCTTCATATTCTCCATTACATTTTCCTGTAACTCTGCTCCTTGGATTGCCTTTAGATTTAAAATTAGCTGTGATAACTTTAGTGCCACATCTATTGCGGCATCTCTTGGCTCTGATCTTCGTCCACTAGCCGCATTTTTAAGCATTGAAATAAAATACTCTTCAAGTCCGCTCATAATTTCTTTATCTATTTTCATTAAAAATACCCCCAACAAAAAAATAATCCATTGATATAATAATTATACCATATCAATGGACTTTTGTCAATATTTAATTACTAAAACTCATTTGTGTAAATGCTCTTCCTGCACCTC